ATGTTTACCGACAGCCATTGCCATTTAACTTATCTAAAATTAGACAATCATGATCGCAATCCAGAATTGCTGCTTGGCGCCATGAAGGATGCCAATGTGAGCCGAGCCATGGCGATCATGTGTCATTATGATGAGTTTGATGACATTAAGGCGTGGGTGGATAGATCAGATGATAAGCTCAACATTGGCATGAGCGTCGGACTGCACCCTTGTCAAGACGCTGATGTATTGGCAGGTGTGACGGTGGATAAGCTGCTGGCGCTTGATCATGATAAGGTTTGGGCCTTTGGCGAGACGGGTCTTGATTATTATTGGGATGCTGACAAAAAGCCTGCACAAAAGCACAGTTTCGCCACACACATCTACGCCAGCCAAAGCGTCAAAAAGCCCATCATCGTCCATACTCGCGCAGCTTCTCATGATACGCTAGACGTACTATCTGCCGAGAAGTGTGAGCATGGCATCATTCACTGCTTCACTGAAGATTATGCCTTTGCCAAGCGTGCGCTTGATTTGGGTATGTATATCTCGTTCTCTGGGATTGTAAGCTTTAATAAATCGGCTGAGCTTCGTGAAGTCGCAGCAAAGCTACCATTGGATAGAATTCTAATCGAGACGGACAGCCCATATCTGGCGCCCGTGCCAAAGCGTGGCCGTGATAATGAACCGACCTATGTGCCATATGTGGCAGAAGCCTTGGCAAAAGTCTATGGCAAAAGCTGTGAGGAAATTGGGCAAATCACCAGTCAAAATTTTGATAACCTACTGAGTCAATATCGCTAAGCCCTTGAAGTAACCATTTATATTACCAAAGATTTTTTAATGATTGATTTTAAAGAAACTAAGCGGATTTCGGTTGCACCGTATAAGATACTTCCAATGTTTAATGTAAATTATTGAAATTAAATATTTTTCTTTAAAAATGGTATTCGATGGCGTAAATTTGGTGTTAATATTTAAAGTAAAAATCCCAGCCAAGCATAATACTTAGCTGGGGTTGTTTTTAAAAAGATGATTAGGCTTCGTTCGTGCTGACTTTACCGTTACTCGCCAAAATAGGCAACGCAAACCGATGTGGGGCAGGCTGTGCTTGAGTGCCGCACCATCTATAAGACAATACGCGCGATACGGCAAACGGTTTGATGTTGACTGCATCTGCTTGATTGCCGCCCAATACCATTAAGTTACCTGCTTTATCACGACCCAAGACAAAGCCTGCATGACCGCCAGCACCACGGCTAAATACGACAATACAGCCATAGGCAGGATTGTTGAGCTTACTGCCTGCCGTCGCCCATGAACGAGCCAATGGGAAAGATTTTGGGATGTGATGCGACAATCCTGCCTTTGCCATGACAAACGCCACGAACGCACCGCACCAAGGCGTTTCGTCATTTTGCCATACTTTTTCTTTAAGCCTATGGGCTTGATTGGTGGCGTTAAAGCCAGTTTTCCACATTTCTATGATTAAAGGGTTGTGCCTTGCACCTTTGATTTCGGTTTGTCCGATGTAAGTGCGAGCGGTTTTAATCCAATTGAGTTCTTGCATGGTTATTTATTCCAATAAAAAAGCCCCAAATTGGGGCGGTTAAAAATTATTTAATAAATGCTTTTATCACACTTTTAATCTCAGTGATGATTTGAGAGAGAGTGTCTTGTCGGTAAATGTCAGCTGCACCGAGCGATAGAGCATACCAAATATCAGCATACCAAACACGCTAAACGACATTAAAATCGCCGCTTGTGCATAGTAGCCCAAATGCTCAAAGTCCCAATAATCCAATCGTAAATTCCCCCAAAAACAGCCCTAGACCTGGCACAGGCGAGCTTGCAGATGACTTTTAGGTTAATTGTAAGTTTGGCGTTACTCTTATTGTCAAGATTGATGTCGCCTGACAGCACAAGGCTTACGATACCGCCGACAAGCAGGGCAAACAGCCTGATAAGAAAAGGTATCGCCTTTGTTAATGATTCCATGATTGCTCCAATAAAAAACCGCCTTAACTGGCGGTATTTAAAAAAATCAGTGATAAGGAAATGGCAAATTACTAACATCCGCATAAGACAAGGTAAAATTGTCTTGACTGAATATCAGATTTCTTGTTGTTAATGCTTCTGTCATGGCTCTCACAGTGCCGTCTTGATTGATATGCTCAAATGGCGGTACAGCCTTAATATGATTGCCATCAACACAGCCTACACACGCAAGCACCACGGGTGTCATAAAATGAGGGTAGGTTTCGCCTGCCGAAAATTCCAATGAATAGTGCCCGTCATGATTACCAATCGCATTTGTCAGCTCGGTGGTATTATAAGGATAGTACCCGACTGATAGCTTGGGGCTTAATATGCCAACACAGCGTTTGGCGGTGCGTATTGGCAACAACTCAGACAATGGCACGCCATGATTTTTTCGTTTGTCAATCATCGCTCGGTCGCTGCCTGTTTGATTGTTATAATAGTCCACACCATAATCATAATAATGTTCAACATGGCGAGTCAGCAGATTGGCCTCATCGCTGGATAATAATTTAATCTCACTGGGGATATGTTGCCGCGTGGTTTTGGTCTGTAAAGACAATGGCACACTCCGAGAACTAAAAGTCACATTGCCCTGTCTGTCATACAGATTGATACCCACTTTATCCTCTTTGATGACATTAACGTCAAAAACGTAAACCTGAAACTTGGCAAGCTCAGCATCTGATAACCTACCATTTGAATAAAACATCATTCTAGCCATGCCATCAAAATAACCTGTATTTAGATAGACAACAGGGTTACAATCTTTGGCAAGCCCATCATAATAGACCCCTGCAATAGGACTGACCGCATTGGGTAAGTCTATATAGTACATACAGTATTCCTTGGTTTTTGTGTAGCTCTCCCAGTGCTTTTTTCCTGTACCAAGCCATCGACTGGTCCTCCAAGTCTTGCGGGTGCTTTCGTAAGTGTAGTTGATAAGCCGTGTCAATCTGCCAGATTTGACAAAACAAAACACCGCCTCGCTACTATCCAGAAGCTTTTGCCCCTCGGCGTTAAAAGTCCTAAAACTCATACATACCCCCAATACAGCTTGATGGCTGGTTTTTGTTTATTGGCATTGTCTGGATGGGTCGTATCATAGATAAATCCTGTGTCTGTTGTATTCACTTCAATCCGCCATAGATTATAATCATACACATCATGCGTGCCATCACCTGCCGTTTGTGTTTGCTTGACGGTATCATTTCTTGCCATATACACAGGCACAACAATGCGGGTTGTGCCTTGTGGAATGGTGTAATTGACGGTCTGCTTTTCAGCGGTTGTTACCGTTTTATTACCGATAAATTTGGGATAACGACCTGTGATGTTGCTAATCTCACGACCATCCCTATCCCACACCCTAAGACCTGTTATCATGTGAATATCCCCAATTCTACCGCCTTTTTGCCTTGCGACTTATCATACCAGACGATTAAGCCTCTTGAATTAAGCTCAAGGCTTGAACCATCACCAAAGGTATTGTTCAGCTCAAAACGCCCATCTTTGAATAATCTCCAGCCTTGCCGTCCTGCCACATAGTTATCCGACTGTATGCTGTCGGCAATTTTTGCCATGGTGATGGACGCATTGGTAATAAACGCACTGTTGATGTAAGTACCAGCAGGAATACGCACGCCATTGACCACCATGGGTCGAGTGTAAGTGGCGAATGGCTTGTGTCCTGCTGACGGACTGCCGACATAGAAGCTGTCGGCGTTCACACCAAACTGACTGGTCACACGACCGTTTGCCAGCTCACTCATAAGACCATAACCGCTGATGACACCGTTATTATCTACCGTGACTGCCTTGATTGCACGCACGCCATTGACCGACCGCTCCACATTTCTGATGCTTGTGGTCTGACCGTTTAGGGTGGTTTGTAAGGTCTGCACGGCTTTCGCAGTGGCGGTGTCTTTACTCGCTTGTGCTTGTTTAAACTCATCAAGGTTGGCATTGGTGGCATAAGGCGACAAATCCACATTGACATCCTCAGGCGCAGGTGTCCAGTCGGTTGCGATGGTGCCTTTTTCAAGCTTAACTTCAGCGATGTCGACATAACTTTGGTTTGCTGTGCCAAATCCGCCGATGATAACCCCAATGTTTGAGATGTCATTGTTTGCTGTAAATACTACTTTGATGTGTTGCCAGCTTTCGCCGACAATACTATCTGACACAATCAAGCGTTGTCTAACATTGCCATCGCCGTATATGAATGTGTTCTTGATTGAGCTATTAGACCTGACAAAAAATGACAAGACATAAGACTCGCCGCGTTGCACATTGTTTGTACTTTGTGCTGACTTTTGAGCGTACCAGCTGTCTTGTGTGCACAAGATACGCAAAACAGGCGTTTTGTATTGTGTGCTATCAGTTTGCGACATAGACGAGCGCACAAAGTTAGACCAAGCGCCAATGTCGCCGCTTTTGACAACTAAGTTACGACCACCCACCGCCAAGTTATCAAACCGTGCATTAAGCTGACTTTGAGCGGTTGCCAATGCTTGATTTGTATCGGCAGTTGTGCGTTCAAGCGTGGCGATTCTGCCCTCACTTGTGCCAATCCGTCCACTTACACCATTTACCGTACTTTCAAGCGTTCTTAGGGCTTGGGCGTTGGCACTATCGCCACTTGCTCGGGCGGTTTCTTCCCTTGCCAAGCGTGCCGTGATGTCAGTGTCGGACTTTTTGTAGGCGGTATCAAGGGCGGACATTCGCTGTGATAAAGCCGTATTGTTGTCGCTGATGGCTTTTTCCGCCTGTGTAAGTTTGGCATTTGTGGCGGTGTCGGCAGATTTATAAGCCGTATCTATCGCAGTAATCCGCTCGCTAAGTGCCATGTCCGCATTTGCCGAAGTTTGTTTAAATTCGTTAAGGCTTGCCACACTTGCTTTGGTGTCCAATTCCTTGCCTGTGGCGGTTTTTTCCCACGCTTGCCACGCCCCATTATAAACACGAGTATAAACAAGGCTTGCGTTATTGTCCGCCCACGCTGTTTGTGTGATGCGGTTATTGCGTGCTTTCTCCACGACCACATAAGTCCATTGGGCAAATGGGGCGTTGGGGTTGGAGCCTGCACGAATAAAATATTTACCCGTTTCGGTCAGCGTGTTTAAATCAGTAACAGCCGTTAATTCTATCCATTTTGTGCGATTGTCAAGGGCGGTATAATTGGCGGTTAAGGTGTCCACTCGGCTTGCCATTGCACGGTCTTTGTCGCTGATAGACTGTTCCAACTGCCCCAGTTTTGCGGTGGTTTGGCTATCAGCCGATTTATAAGCGGTATCAATCGCTGTTATGCGTTGCCCTAATGCCGTATCTGCACTTGTACGAGCGGTGGTTTCGCTTGCCAAATTTGCCGTTAATTGACGGTCAGCCGATTTATACGCCGTGTCCATTGCGGTGATTTGCCTGCTTAGGGCAGTGTCGGCATCGGTTAGGGTTTGGCGTAGAGTGTCAAGATTTGCCATCGCATTGCTTGCTAATCCTGCTACCTGCATTTGCCAGATGTTGTTATCGGTGCGTGTCCAGCCGCTTGAAATACGCACATAGCTGGCGTTTTCGCTGTTAAAAGTCGCATAATCCCCACTTCGGGCGATGATTTGCCCTTTAATAAAGGTTTTGTCTGCATCATACCACATTACCCGCAGATTGCTAAAATTGCTTTCAAATGAGCGAATTTCATACACGGTATTGGTTTTGACAGTAATAAAATCACTGGCACGGTGCGACCCCCACGGCTTTAAAGCTCCGCTATCATTTTCGTCCAAAAAATGCCCAAGCGTTGCCGTGCTTGCTTTGAACAGATTACCGCTATCAAAGCGTGCCGATAGTCTTTCAATACCCAACGCTTGCCCTGCCTGTGTCTGTTTAATCGCACTAATCTCGGACGTGGCATTATCCGCCTGTGTTTTGATTTGAGCATACTTTTGCGATAAATCGCCTGTGGTTACCCAAGCTCATGGATAGATGAGGTATGACCGCCCACGGTTTGGGTAAGATTAGCGATTTCTGTCGTCTTAGCATTATTTGCATTTTGCAACACGCTAATATCACGGATAGCACCGCTGATGCGGTTACGCTCGGTGGTAATGTTGCTAATGGCTGTCTGTAATTCACGGTTTGCCGTGGCAAGCTGTGCGTTTAGCGTGGGCAATTGTGCATTGACCCCGTCCACGGCAGTTTGTAAATCACCGATTTTGGCAATGGGGGTGCGTAGCGACCCGTCAAGATGACTGCCATTTATCTGACCGCTGATAAGCTCTAACACCTTGCCAGCGTCTGCCGATGTCGTGCCACGCACCCAAGCCGTCCAGTCTGACACATTGCCCAGCTTATCCACAATCCGACCACGGTAAAACTGGGTCAGATTGCCTTGCAAGCCTGTAATCTCGTGTTTGTTGGTCGGATAAGCAAAAGTGCCAAGTGCGGTGATGTTTGTGCGACCGTCAGGGCTGACTTGGATTTCGGTGTAGTTGGTATCAGCACTATTTGCGCCAAATACCCATGATAATTCCATGCCGAACAGCAAGCCCTGCACGGTAAGTTTGGCAAGTTTGGTGGGCTTGCCGATTTTACCTTGGATTTCGGTCAAGTTTGAGTGTGTGGCTAGGCTTGCCTGACCAAACGCACTGATAGCCGTTACTCGGGCTTCATATTGCCCTGCGTACACGCCCGTGATTTCAATGCTGTTTGTGCCTGTCGGTGGTAGGGTTTGCCAGTTGCCGTTGTCTTTTCGCCATTCAACCGTATATTTGACCGCACCAGCCACTTGTTCCCAGCCGATGACAAGGGTGGTAATGCTCACGCCTTGATTGACCGTGTGATAGCTTGACAGATTGACCGACTTTGTGGGGGCTTGCACGGTCGGATTGATGACGCTAATCGGACGCTCGTCAATGTACGCACCATGGTCGATGGCATCGTATTTGGCAGGGTTATACTGCACGGCAGTGATGGTAAAAGTGTGGTTATCGTCAGCCGTTACCGACAGCACACGAAATTTCATCGTGGCAAGGTCTTGACTATCCAGCACCCAGACATTTTCCACACTGATGTTGCCAAAGGCTTTTGTTACCGTGATTTTGTCGCCACTGACCGAGCGGATTTGCCGTCTTTGGCTGACCCCATCATCGCCGTTGATGACAAGGGTATCGCCAGCTTTGGCGGTGATGGCACGGTCTAAGGTAATCACAGTTTTGGTTTTGTTAATCGCAAGCACACGACCGCCCGTGGCACGCCCTGCAAATAACTCATCGCTAATTTCAATCACTTTGGCGGGGGCGGGGATAAGCCCATCAAGCCCAACTTTGAAAGTTACCATGCGAGTTTCGAGCTGTTCGGATTTTAACGCCCAAAGTCCTGCACGCTGGGCTTGCCCACGAGAAGTACAGCCCCACGCAGCGATGTCCGCCACACGCACGCCAAACTTGGCAATCGCTGCTTCATCTCTGACATACTCGTATTCGGTCTTAAAATGATTGGCAGGATTATCCCACGCCACCTTTGCCACGGTGCGGCGGTCACGAGAGCGTGTGCCTGTGTATTCAAACACGCCATCAATGACATTGGCACGGCTGAATGAATAAATGCTGTCTTGGGGAATGTCCGCATCTAGTACAATGCTGTTGCCGTCCCAGTAGGAGATGGCACGAAATACGCCAGCGAGTCTAGATAACAGCTCAAATGCACCGTCCGCTGACTGAATATAGACATTGACCGTAAAGCGTGGCTCTTGTCCACCCATGCCATCGTCCACCATTTCATCACAGTATTGGGCGAGACGATACAGTGACCATTTATCAATCATGCTTTGGGTCAGGCGAGAACCCAGCCCATAGCGTTCGGCGGTACATAGGTCATAATAGACCCACGCTGGATTGTTGCTGTACGCCATCTTAAATTGTCCGTCCCACATACCTGTATAGGTGCGAGCCACAGGGTCGTAGTTCGTTGGTACTTTGATGATAAGACCACGACAACGAGCCGACATTTTGGCGACATTTCTAAAACTCTCGGCATCGTATCTTAGCCCCAAAAGAGCGGTGTTGGGATAACGAAGTTTTAAGTCAATCACTTCACTGATGGCAGCGATGTACATTTTATCTGAGATAAATTCGCTAGTGCTGTTCGGTGTGATACGGCGAACACGAAGCTGCCAGCCTGCCCCAGATTTTGGTAGGTCAATACGGTGACTACGCTCGTAAGCATCCGATGTTTTGGCATTGATGGATGTATTTATGGCTTCCACCCAGCCACCGTTGTCGGTTTTGACATCGATGGCATAATCAATCTTTACGCCTGACACATCGCCATTTTCACGGTCTTGCGACCGCAACGCTCCCCATTTTAGACGCACCCGCAGAGCATCAAGGTCAAGATTATTAAAGGCTTTAACAAAGGGTGTGCCGTGTTTTAGCTCGACATTAACCGCTGTTTCGCTTGCCACATCTGGAAAGCCTTCAATGTACTCTTGGTCGTTCGTGCCTGTGCGAAAATCCACTTTGACATTGGGAAAATTAAACTCGCCATTGTCATTTTGTAAGGGTGTGTCTTCCAAATAGACGGATTGATAGCCATTTGCCAAACCTGCAATCTCGCCTTCGCCCAAGCCATACATGATACTGATAAAAGCTTTGGACTGAGCAGAGTCAGGGGCGATGACAGGCTGTCTTTGTTTGCCACCGCCTTTTTTAGCACCGTGAATGTTCATTTTTATCCTTGTTATCTGTCAAATTGGGTTATGCTATTGGTTACATCATGTCTTCTGGTAGCTGGCTTGCCGACAGGATAAATCCACCAATTTCTCGCTCGCCATACAAAATCGGAATGGGATTGCCTTGTGCCACCGTTGTTACCGCACCGCCAAAGCCTTTGTTTGCCTTATTACCATCTTGGTTATTGTCCTGCGTATCTACCTTCGGCATGAGCATCTGAGAAATACCACCCACCATCATGCCAATACCTGCACCGATGAGTGCCGTCCCCACAGGGGCAAAGCCCATGCCTGTCGCCACGACACCAGCGACCACCATGACCGCTCCAAGGACGGTTTCAAGCAAACCTGCTTTTTTTGAGCCTTCCACCACTGGCACGACACGGATAATCTTGGCGGTGTGAGTCATCTCAAGTTCGGTTTCACCGATGTTGTGTTTGTCATGGAAGACGGCAAAACGCAGTCCTTGTCTGTGAGCATTCATCATAAACTCTTCAAAACCTGCCAGTTGCACACATAAAGCACGCATGGCTTCCTTTGTACTATCCACCGCTAAGTTAAAAGATTTGCCAAATTTTTTGGCTAAGATGCCGTGTAAATAGATTGTTTTCATTGTCTTTACCTATTCTTAGAATAATACTTGCTTTATATCGAATACCGATATATAATATACTCATTCAATGAATGAGTCGCCAAAATGATTAAAGGTTTTAAATGTAAAGACACCCAAAGCCTATTTGAGACAGGGTCAAGCCGTGTATTTTCTAATTTTATCTCGGTTGCCACTCGTAAACTAACCATGCTTGATACCGCCACAATTCTTGCTGACTTACGCTCTCCACCTGCCAACCGCCTTGAAAAACTCACAGGCGATAGAGAAGGTCAGTACAGCATTCGCATTAACGACCAATTTCGCATTTGCTTTGTGTGGGAAGATGATGGCGTGTACGATGTTGAGATTGTTGATTATCACTAAATAAGGAGCTTAATTATGTTCAAAAATGGTATGAGACCCGTTCACGCAGGGGAGGTTTTGCGTGAAGAATATCTAATCCCACTGGGTATGTCCGCCACTGCCTTAGCAAAGGCACTTGGTGTTACCCCCGCACGCATTAACGACATTGTGCGGCAGCGGCGTGGCATTACAGCCGATACCGCTTTGCGTTTGGCTCGTTATTTTGGTGGTAGTCCAGAGTTTTGGCTAAATTTGCAAATGACCTATGAACTTCGCCTTGCCCAAACCGAACTGGCGGACAGCTTGGAGTTTATCAGTCCTTATGAAACCGCCTATGCCTAACCACAAGATGAACCCTATCCGCCCACCCCTTGCCATAAATCTCACGCACGGACTGCCGTCCGTAGGGGTGGTGCAGGATTAGGGTATTGCCGACACAAGGCGGTGTGGTTTCGCTTGTTAATGCACCCTTATCGCCAAGCCAAATGACCGCATGATTGACGTGGTGCGTGCGTCCGACACGGCACAGTAAGACATCGCCGTATTGCAGTTGGTTTTTATCCACCACCACAAAGCCTGCTTTTTCAAAGTTCTGCTCATACAGTGGGGCGTGATTGGGGTCTTCCCACCAAGCGTCTGCACGCTCAAAGTCTGGTAAATCAATGCCAAATTCACGGCTATAAAAATCACGCACAATGGCATAGCAGTCTTGCACGCCATGAATGTAATTTCGCCCCAAAAGTGGCGGTTTATACCCGCACGGCTCATACACGCCAAAGCTCGGTTCATCGGCATAATCTTGTTTTGACACCGCCACGATGACCCACGGCACGCCGTGTAGCTCAATTTGCAATTTGTCCAAATCGGACGGTAACACACCGCCGTCTGGGTGGCTGTGTACAATCGCTTGGATTTCACCCATACCCTCGGCACGGGCAAAATCTTTGGGGTCAAGGGTAAATTGTTCATTGTCGGTGGCGGTGTTGGTGCAGGCAATGTATTTGTTATTCACAATCACGCCACAGCACTCGGCAGGATGGCAGTCAAAGGCGTGGGAGATAATGGCTTGTTTTAGGGGTTTGGTGAGCTTCATTTATGTTGTCCAATAAAAAACCGCCTTTTGGGGGCGGTTGGTGGATTATGTTTGGTTATTTGATATATTTTGCGATAAGCTCTGGCAATTCTCGTGCGTATTTTTGAGCCATGACAACATCCGTCCAAGTAATGTGTTCATGCAATTTATAATCTGATTTATGTCGCTTTTTTAAAAAATCTTTAAATTGCAACGCCAACTTTTTAATAGGCTTGTCTCTGACTGCCATTTCGTCCAATATCATGTATAAATTATCATGCGTGCCTGTTTTGTACTGGTTAGTACTAATGTCTGCTTGCTCCATTGCCAATCTTAATTCATGAAAAAGCACATAATAACTGCGATTGATATACGCTCGCCAAAGTGCCTCTGACGATGTACTATCAATATCGCCAAATAGCAGATTGACGGTTTCGTACAAATCGGTCGTTGTTACTGACATTAGGCACGCTCCGTACTACATTCTGATGAAAAGTTAACTAAGATGTCTTTATAATCACGATAGTCTAACTCGCTGTCAATCAGTACATCTAAAAATCCGTCTTGTAGAGACACAGAATCATCGGCAGATAAATTATTTAAACAAACATTAATCTCTAAATACCCCCCAATTTCTGTATAACCATAATCAAATGACAAATAATTATCGCCCACATATTTATCCGACAAAAACACATAAATATGATTTAATATATCAACAACCGTTTTTTTGGATATGCTTAATTCATTAATCATATCTATTCTTTTATTAATTTCTTGGATATACATTTGGCTTTTGTGCATGATTTGTTGGTTATCCCCTTGATAATATTGCATGGCTTCATGGACTTTATTAATATCCAAATGCAATAGGGCATGAGACAGTAATAATGACACGCTTTCTAAATCATGGGGATTTTGTTGTAATATTTCTTTGGCAACTTGACTGCTTTCATCAAATCTGCCCATGCTGTGTAAAATATTCATGATATTTTGCGTGGCGTGATGTTCGCCCAGTTGTTTGGCATTTTGCATGGCGTACAAACCTTGAGCAGGATTACCCATTAAGATATGAGCAAATGACTTTAAAACATAGGCACTTTTAGGGTCTGCACTCAAAAGGCTTGGAACATCTTGATTTAACCAACAATAAAACTGCAAACTATTAGGATTGGTTAATCCTTGATAGTTTTGCAGGCATTCATAGGCTTCATAGGCTTTGCTTTTAGGTTGCATATTTGCTTGTTTCCATTTGGGTTGCTCTATTCTAACACAGGTTGTAAAATCTTAGCAAATTTATACCCCAATCAAACCACTCGCTGGACACCCACCAAACGGCAAGGGCTTGTTTTTACCAAAACGGCGAACGCAAGACTTCATGCGACCGCCACATTTATCCATGATGGGGTTGTCGGTGGGTTTGTCGTGTTCGTCAAACATTGCCGTCCCCGTATAACCGCACGCCTCCGAGCGATACAGCCCATGCATCGCCAAATAACAGTAATTGTTAATCTCACGCACAGGGATTTTTAAGCCTTCAAGGTCAATGGGGTTGGATAATTCAAAGGTTACTTGCTGGGCGTTTTCGCTTGTTTTTTGCTCCACAAACCAAATCTGCTCTTTGCATTCATCGGAAGCGGTAGGGTTGCCATCGTCAAAATTAACCGCATCTAGGTATTTGGCAAGGGTGGTGATGACGGTAAGTTTGGCATGGGCAAAATCGCTAAACTGCAAGCAATACGCCGACACCGCACCTTGTACCCCTGCGATGTTATTGGCGAGGGTCAGCGTGGGGGTGCTTGCCCTGCCGTCTGACCGCATTTCAAGCCCTGTGACATTTAGAGCTTGGGGGTTGTATTCTTTGCCACGAAAGACAATCACGCTGTCATTACGCTCGTGATTATGTCCGTGAAAGCGTAAAATGCCCGCTCCAAGTTTACTTGCATCCAGCTCAAAGAGCGTTACCACGCCATCGACGGATAATTTTTGAAAGTCGCTGTTTAATGGCATAAGCCCTCCAAATAAAAGACGGAAAAGTAAATTTTTCCGTCTTTGCTTGTGTTATGCTTCTTCGTCTGCCAGTTCGTCGGTTGGCTCGGTTTTACTGCCTAGGCTTGCCGTCGGCACAACTTCTACCGCCACGCCAAAGGTGTCGTCTTTATAAGAAACAGAAAAAGCTGTTACTGTGTTCGATTTATCCCAGCCTTGCAAATCGCGCAACTGGTTAGCCGCCCAAGACAATAACTCAGTGCGGAACACGCTGGCACGGTTGCGTTTTGAAATGCCGTTGTTGGCTTCGTTGCTCGCCACTTCAAAGCCTTCGTCTTCAGGGTAATAAACAATCTCTACAATGTCGGCTTTATCGCCGTGTTGGGCCCTCCAAAAATCAATTTGGCTGATAAATGATTGCAATGTACGCGCTTCAATGCGAGTTAGGGTGGTTAGGTTTTGTTCGCTCATGGCGTTTCTCCATTAAAAAAGCCCCAAATGGGGCGGTTGTCAAGGCGATATAACCCCACAAAAGGGGTTATATCGCCCTAAAAAGTTTGTTCAAATTTTAGGCTGACTTCCCAAAAGTTGCCTTTGCGTTGTTTAACATCATAATCTTGGCAAATGTATTTTTTGGTTTCGCCGTGCGGATTCGTCCAAAGAAAAGGTATGATGCCTTTATGTTCATCGAGAAAATCTTTGATGGGCTTAATGACGGTCGCCCAGTCGCCAGTTTTGCTACCACTCCAATCACATCGTTTGTTGTTGATGCCAAAAGACACCCTTTGGGCATAGCCATCGCCAAACTGCGTCTTACTGACCGCATGGCGAGTGCTGGCAGACGCTCCCATGTTCATTTTCCAAGTGAAAGTTTTCATCGTTTGCTCCAATATAAAGCCTATCAGGTGACAGGGCTTTATATTTATTCTGGTTTTTGAAAATCCTTTCGGTGTTCTTGAAAGAGTTTCTCAACAAGATTTTTTTCTGTTTCATCATTCAGCACTTTGAGTAAATACTCTTGTGTTTCTTGGTTGTGTTGCAAATAATCATCCAAATCAATGATTTGCTTATCTACCAAATATTTTACAAGACTTGACACCAGCAACTGATTGGCAAAACCAAAGTCAGATGATAAATCAACCATTTTGGTTGTTATCGCTTCCAAAACTTCTTCATTCATTTAAATCTCCTAGAAATTGAGCCACCTTGCGACAGCTCTTCACGAATAACTTTCTGAGCCTCGGCACGTCCGATTTCTTTCATCATCTTGCCGATAGTTACCATCATATCGCCATTTGGCATTTGTTGCACGTCTGTTTTTTCACCTGTATAGTTATTGATAATAACCCTGGTTTCACCACGACCTTGCAAACGATTGAGCGTATTATCCAAATTTTGGGCGGTGTGCTTAGGCAATACTCGCTCGCTTTTTCCAGATTCCAAGTGCCTGATTTTGGCACGGACATGATGCCGTCGTGGGCTTGACCGACCAATGCGGTGGACTTGATGGCTTTAAGATTGGCGATAATCCCCATACCCTGTGTCATCGCTTGGGCAATCAGGGGGATATTCTGCGGAAACCCAATTTTTGATGCTTGAGCGATGTTTTGCCAAAGAGCGATACCAGCTTGGGCAATCGCCACACCTTTGCTCATGGTGAACATGGCTTTATAAGCCCTTGATTGCTCGCCAAATGCCGCCTTGCTACTCTCAGCGAGTGAGCCGAGCATGTCTTGGGCGTATTGCATACGCACCATCTGTTTCATCTTTTCGGCTTCTTCGACCGTTGCTACTTCTGCATCGAGAAAGTCTTGGATGGTGTTCAAGCGTGTCTGATACTGATTTTGGATATTCTGGATGTCAGCATACCCCCCAAGCTCTGCCCACAAGTCTGCTTTTTGTTGTCCAGCCGACTTTTGTAGCTGTTGCACTTGGTGGGCTTCAGCGTTGTATAGTGCCGAGCCAAGCTCATCTTTTTGTGCTTGGTTTAGGTCGTCTCGGTTGGCAAGCTCACGGCGACGCTTGGCAAAGTCGGCACGAATGCGAGAAAGCTCGGTCTGATTGTGGCTGTTAATCTGATCAAGCTCATCTTGGTAGGCTTGCCTAAGCTTATCAATCGCCTTGATTTCAGCGTGCGTAATGGCATCAATCTTGGCTTTTCTTAGCTCTTCGTCAAGCTCAACTGTCAAGGTTACTTCACGGCGTTCAAGCTCGGCAGTGGCACGGATACGCTCTTCTTCGCTTTGTAGATGCTCCTTGGCGGCTTGGGCTTTTTTGTCTTTTTCAAGTTCAAGCCATGCCAGCTCGTTCTCGTAGCGTGCTTTTGCCATGTCCAGATACTTTTTCTCATCTTCGCCAAAGGCAGCGTCTTTGATTTTCTTTTCTTGCTCTTGATAATCAAACAGCAGCTGGGTCTTTTTGTCAGCATAATACTTTTCGATGTTGTAGCGAGCATCAGCCTGCCGCTTGGCTTCTCGTTCTGCTTCTTCTTCAGCTCTTAGCAGGATTTTGGCGGCATCAGTTTCTGCTTCGCCAATATCAATCGCACTGACACCATTAGGAAAAAAGTTCTTGATATGGTTTTTAAAAGCACCTGATTTTACACTTTCGCCTTTTTCAATAACACCGTTTTTGTTGGTATCCCAAACTCGGTTGAGTTCATATGCTTGAGTGCCTTTTCGATACCCTGTACCAGTTACAGCGTCATACACTTCGCCTAAGCTCGCCCCAGCTTTTAATCCTTTACCCTTAAAAAATTTTACAACATACTGCATTTGCTCCATAGCAGACAAAGCCCCAAACTGGGCTCGGCTCATGCCGTAGTAGTCCCAGTTTTTTGAGTTTTTATGCGATGTGCCATCCGCATCTTCCATAAACTGTATTAGACCAGTGGCAGATGACTTTGGGTTTTTGATGCTGGTGCTAAATGTGCCGCTTGTTTCAAAGGATATGACAGAAGCAAGATAATTTGGGTCGATACCCAACTGTTGTGCACCCCATAAAATCGCTTTTGCGGTATTTTGCGGGATAGGGCTGCCTTTGCTTTTTGATTGTTTTGATGTGGCGGTCTTAGCCTTGGCAGCTTTTTCAGCAGCTTCACGGGCTTTTTTCTCTTCGGCACCTGTTTTGCCAAGTGCTGCTGTTGCCTTGTCAGCAGCGACAGTGATGTCAGTTAGGCGTTTCACTGTAGGATTAACGCCGCTATTGCCCGCATTCAAGATTCTGTCTAGGGCGGCATTGGTGTTGTCTGCCGCCTTTTTCATATCGTCCCATGTACCAGATAGGATTTCCCATGCTTGTAAAGGGTTGGCAATGGCAGCGCCCAGACCACCAATAGCAATGCCAAGCAACTGGACGATGCCGACAGCCCCACGACCTGTGCCGACAATCAGTTTTAGACTGCCTGCAAGGACTTCACCTGCTTGGGCAGCACTTCTTTTTAAGCTGGCGTCTTGCACCAATGACCCTGCCAAGTCAGACAGTACGGGCATGACAGCAACGGCGATTTGATTTTTTACCCCTTGATAAGACAAATCAAGGATTTGGGTAGCGGTGTTTGGCTCTTGCGTGGCTCGGATGGTTTTTTCATCCATCACCGCCCCTGCATTCTCTGCCGCCTTTCCCCACAGGTCAAAGCCTGCTCCACCATCAGCCAGCAGCGGTATCAGCAGACTGGCTTCATCGGCGATGGATTCCATATAAAAAATCATCTCGCTTTGTGAGATGTTGGCTTTTTCTAGGGTGTCATACACCGCTTGTAGGGCATCTGGACCTGACAGCTGTCGCAGCTCTTTGGCGGTGATGCCCACTTTGGGGGCGATATTTTCAAAAAAGTCGGCAAGTTCGCCACCGCCTGTACTCAAAAAATCGCCTACTTTGTCTTGTGTGTCCTTAAAAATATCACCGAGCTTGTCTTGCTAGATGCCCATCGCTTTGGCTGCGACGATGTATTTTTGGATGTGGGTGGCGGATGTGCCTGCGATGGTTGCGGTTTTGGAGATGGCAGACGCAAGCTCCATCTGGTCTTTGACCAGCACGCCAATGGTCGCACTGGCAGCGGCAAATGCCGCAGTAGCGATGGCAAAACCTGCCTTGACCTGCTTGCCCATGTCCAAAACATCTGCCTTGATGTCGCCAAAGGTCTTGCCAGCGGTGGCACGAGCATTGCCCATGGATGTTTCAAAACTGGCGGCATCAGCGGTTAATAAAATGCTGGCTTTGCCGATTTGGTTGGACATGATTTTCTCCAATAAAAAAGCCGCTCATCATGCGATAAGCGGCTTAAAAATGAATAAATAAGCAATAAAAAAAGCAAGCATTTATCAAAAAATACTTGCTTTTTAAGTAGGTTTAACCTATAATATAAACATCAAGGCAAGGGGTAGGAGCCTTGCCTTGTAGGTTGTGAGTCTGCTACCTTGCAAATGCAGCTCTCCACCAATGTAAGGAGAATACGATGAAAGCCTTTCAAATCATCATCGTAGCGGTCTTTATCTTGTACAGCTTACCAGCTTACTAAGATAAACGCCTAAGTCAAAACCCATAAGGATTTGATATGGCGGAGCGGCAGGAAACACCGCTCACCCCTTACACTTTTATCATAGCACATTCTAAGGATTTGTCAAATGCCAAAACTGACCGACAACCCAAAATCACGCACCCAAATCCAAGCCGACTCTGATGCTAAGCGGAGCATCAAGCTAAAAGCCTTTAAACTGCATACTGACGACATTGATTTTATCGTACAATCTGCCAAAGAGCTGGGGTTAAATCAAAATGAGCTTTTAATGAATGCCATTCGTGATTATGTCAAAAAAGCACAATCTTGATTGGATTGTGCTTGATAAGGAGTGATTGTAAGTTAGTGTTGCCAGTCTAAGCCTGCGATATTAAACTCAAACTGCTCTTTGCCATGATTGAAGAATGGAGCTTCAATAATGACGCTTTTTGAGCTTTCCAGCTTCTTAATGAATGCTTTGGGGTTATCAAAGAATAGCACATCATTTAGACCATTATCTGCATTGGACATTCTGTATGTCTCAATAGCACCATCATCAAATTTAACAGCGATGCTGCAACCATCATAATTACAATCAAACTGACCGCTGACAATTCTTAGCATGGCATCAGTGCCACTTTGGTTGTGGCGTAGGTTGATGGCTGCTTGCGACTTACTATAAGGAAATGAAAAGTCTGCTGTATTCGTAGATAGTGTATGGGCAAAATGTACTTTCGTTCCACGCATCTTATCTTCTTCTTGCTGATAATCCCAATTTGACGCACTGGCAGGCTCTGCCGCTGCTGTGGCTGTGTTGGTAGCTTGTGCGTCTTGTGTATCTTGTGTGGTTGGGGATTCAGTCTGTCCAGCGGCTCTTTGTTCGCCCTTTTCCTTGCTGTCAGAGCAGCTATTGGCAAATATAACAAGCATAAAAAGAGCAATGGCGATATAAACCAGTTTTTTCATGATATTGTCTCAATCAAAATTGCACTGATTATAATATACACCAAAAGCAACAATCAAGCAATTAAAATCAAACAAAACAGCTAAAATCAGCTGTTTTGTTTGGCAAGATGAGCAAAATAATCTTTCATCGCTTGCACATTGGCTTGTCGCTCTTGTGCTTGCTTTTGATGTTCTTGCTCGGCTCGCTCTTCATCAGACAAAGGATTTGGGTCATACAGAATGAAATCGTCAAGCGATGATTGTGGGTCGCCTGATTGCACATACGCCAAAAGGGCGGTCTGCACATCGCTGCGATAACTGCCGATGGGGTCGAGCTGGTCGTAAGCCAGCCATTCGGTCAGCTCATCTTCTGACAGCTCTGCCATCAGTCTGCCAACCGTCATGCCCAAGTGTCCCGCCAATCGAAACAAAAACCGCCTTACTGGGGCGGCTCTGAGTTTTTTTCGGCTTGCTCAATCGTCAGCATCGTCTGGCTGTTGAATGCTGCTACGGCACTGGTCAGCACATCTTCAGGCAGCTCTGACAGCTTGTCAATGTCTGTATCATCAAAGATAAGCTCGCCTTTGGCATCACACATGATGAGCGTAAATGCGGTGGCGTTGCGTTTGCCATTGTCGGCAGATGTGATGGCATCGGCGTAATGTTCTCTCTCTGCCATCGTAAATCGCTTGATGTAGGCTTTTTCGCCTGTTACTGGGCAGGTGTAGGGGATGGGTTTTGGTTTGTGCTTGTCGGTTAAGCCGAGTAGTTTAGATTTAAAGCTCATGTTTTACTCCTATGCTTCTACGGGTGTACCATCGGCGGTAATCGCCACAGGTTTATCAGTCATGGACAGGGTGCATTCCATCCGCATTTTTTTGGCTTTGTCCAAAGATGGCGTCATGTCGGTAATGCGACCTTTGAACTGCTGATTGAGCGATGGAGCATCTACAAAGCGAAATTGCCAAGTTAGCTCGGTATTGTCATCGTAAGCCTTTTTTAAAGCGGTGTGATCAGCATTGCCTTCGATGTGGGCATAGCTGAATTTAATTTCACTACCTTCATAAAAATTGACAGGTTCTTCGATTTTGACATGGCTGTCGGTTGGTGTGATGTCATCGACGGTCTTTTTCTTGGGTGGTGGGTCAGCATTTTGTAGTTTTGGAACTTTTTTAAATACCTTGCCATCAGTGGAGTAGTGCAGCTGATAAAAGCTGTCGGCAGATGAGTTGTTGTCGCTCATGGCGGTCTCCTATTAGGTGGCTTATGCCACAGTGGTTGAAAATTGAAAATCCATGCTATAACGAGCAAATTTGGTGTCTGGGTCGTATAGCCTTTGACGGCTAATGAACTCACAGTACTTAATGCTTGATAGCATGACGGCGATAACTTGGTTTGATAATTTTCGGCACTCTAAATGTGTTTTATGATATACATCGACTTGCACACGCACATACTCAACGCCTAAGAACTCATCAAGTACATTATCTGCTATCGCATCTATCTCACGATAGACGATGTAGGGCGGGGCGATGAGCTTACCTGTAGGCTGCTCTGGCACATAGTCCACATAGGCACGCTTGTCCACAAGGGTGGATAAGATAGGATACATCAAGGCATAACTATCCATCGTCTGTACTCTCCAGTAGCGATTGTTGTTTGGCGATGTTTTGGGCAAGTTTAGAAGAAAATCTTTGAATTACTTGCATCGCATTGGCGTCAAAAGCAGGGCGAAAAAACGGATAGGCAGGCTGTTTGACTGTGCCATACTCAATGAATGGCCAGTAGTTCGGATACAGCTTTTGTTTCTTACCCTTACTGACATGGATAGCAACGTCAGCAGTAACACCCAGTTTCCTAAGCTCTGATTTTTTGAGCCGTCTGCGTTTGATGGAATCACGAATCAGTCCGGGCTTGACTTCGACATATTTTTTTGAAAATCTGCCATAGTTCATCTTGTGGGCTTTTTCGGCGATGATGGCTCGGCGTTTGGCATCTTTCATCATCGGCGTGGCGGCATAAGACAAGGCACTATATAAGGCTTTTTTTTGCAATTCTGTCTTCAAAGGCTGCCAATGCTTCATCCAGCTCTTTTAGTCCATCAATCTTAACTTCGATTTTCATACGGTTTCTAGCATGAGTGTTAAGTATTCTCTGCCACCCCTTGGGTCGGGCAGGGGGTCGCCTGTAATGGCATAGTGCTGGTCTTGATGTACCAGACGCATACCACTGGTGATGCCTACTTGATGGCGTATCGTACAGCGTGCCACCATGCGGCTACCTGTGCCTTGTGCAGCGATGACATCTTTGACTGATAGTGGTGTAAAAGCCGCCCATACTTTCTTTGTTGGTAGCCATTCGGTGATATGCTCGCCCAGCTCGTTAATTGTAGATTGCTGAGTAAGCAGTGTTACTCTATGCCTTAACTGACTTGCATTCATAATCTCTCCTAAAAAGTGGGCATACGATACGGACTTAACATCTGCCGTACAGGAGCAGGTAAGTAGTTGCCAAATTCTGCCCCATTTTCGCTGTTTCTGTTGTCATCAAGATAGCCCACCATAAGTAGTGTGGCGACTTTTAGGACTGGCAACATCTCGTCTTTAATTTCGTCTGTGATGTAGTTTTCAACCGACTGCTCGGCAGATTGCAAATAGGCAGTTAGCATCACATCGCTGCTGTCATCATCATAACGCAAATGGTGCTTGACTTCGTCAAGTGTGGCAAATTGGCTCATCGTTTGTCCTTATCAATGGTGGCATACACTCGGTAACGGGGCTTGACCGCCTTGGCGGACTTAGTCGGCTCACTTGACGTGGGTGCATTACCAAAGGGGTCATCGCTATTATCACGCTTGGCCAAGGCTGACAAGCTATAATTTTGCTGTTGCATAAGCGGACTTTCCCCACCAACCACAGGCGGTAAACCCAGTGTTGCCCTTGCTTCGTTGGGGCTAAAAATACCGCTCATCGTACCTTCTTTTAAATACAGAATTTGGCTTGTTGAGTCCATTCGGATTAAAGGCGAAAGGTCAGCTTCACATTCCACGCCTTTTTCAAGGTCAAGATGCTCATCAAGCAGGTTCTCAATGGCTTCAATATAATGTTGCAAGCAATCACTATAATAAATCTCGTTCAAATCCGAGACTTTTTGACCTGCCTTTGCCTCACCCATGCCCACCTTAAAGGCTGGCACATGAAACACTGAGCAGACGGTATCACTGCTCATTTTTAGCTGTTCGATGGCTTGAGTGTCTGATGCACTCATGGCGATTGGCTCATACTTTGTTCCAGAGCCAAGCACCGCAATACCGCCACGATTGACACCGCTATAATTGGCTTGCCATTTTGCCTTGACTTCATCGGCTTTGCTTTGGCTGATTTCTGTAGGGACGGATAAAATCCTACTTGGGCGAGAAAGGCTCACTCACGATGGATAGCCAGCCATTGCCGCCATTTGAAATTGGGGTTGGCGATTTTTTACGGAATAAATCAAAAAAGCCCATTAGTTATTTTCCGTGTCGGTTTTCTTAGGTTTGCTCTTTTTTGTTTTGGTGATTTCGGTTGTTTTGTTGTTTTCGGCAGTCTGAACCTGTTCGCTGTCATTGTTTGTAGCTTCGCCAGTTTCGGGCGGTTCTTGGTTATCTGCTACAGGCTCGGTGGTTTCTTGTGGTTCTTGATTCTCAGTTGGCGGTTCGCTATCTTGGCTATTTCCCAACTGCCCGAATAAGTCGCCCGTGTCGCCATCATCGCTGTCGGTTTCGTCATATTCTTTGGCAAAGCCAAGCTGGATAAGGATTTTGGCCTGGGCGGTGTTAATGTCTTTAATGTCGCCTGTGCTGGCATTCGGGGCGGGTTTTAGGTATTTGATTTTCATTGGTTGCTCCTGTTTTTGTGTTTTGATACTTGGCACAATACCAAAACACAAAAACAGCCCTGCGATAGGACTGTTTTTTTGCCCGTGTGTAATGGCTTAGTCTTCGTACTTGATGGCAGCCGCCGCCATTGGACGGCGTTTTGCCCAAGTAATAAAGCGTTCGGCACGCATGGCTTCTTTGTTCTCTTGGAACAAGTGTACAAGCGTTTTGTTTGGCATTGTGATGGTGGCTTCTGTGCTGTATGATACTTCCACCTGCCCTTCGTCTGCTAAATAAAATTCGCTTGGTTTGACAAGCTCCACAATGTTACTGGCACTTTCCGACTCAATGACGGGCAAGCCGTTTAAGGTTTTTTCGCCAGTCGGTGCTTGTAGTCCTGTAAAGACAGGAGTACCAAGCGGATTTGTCAGCTCTGCCCATTCGGACGCTCGGGTCTCGCTCATAATGTAGTGAGCTCCTGTCAAGGACAAATTTGCCTTGATAAACACTTGGCGGAGCTTGGCAAGGTCGGCTTTGATTTGGGCTTCCTCGCTCCCTGTGGCATTGATAATAGTCGCTCCGTGCAATGAGCCAGCAGGGCGAGTGGCACTTTGAGCCTCCCCGTCAATGAAGGTCAAGTCAAGTAGCAAGCGATTGGACTCAATCAAATCGTCCAAGATGCGGCGGTCGCCATTAAACTTATTAAAACGGCTAAGCTCGTCCATCAAAACAGCAATGCCAGCAACTTTATGGCGTTTTAACTCCACACTGTTAAAAGTGGCGTTGGTCACAGGTTTTGGCTCGCCTTCGCCCACCCACGCCGATGTCGCCCCCGTTGCCATACCTGCGATGGTAGCGTTAAAGTCACCCGCTCGCATATATTTGGCGAGCTTATCAATGATGGTTTGGGCTCTAAGCAGCTCAATAAATTCACTTGTCAGTGGACTGGTCGGTACAAGTACGCTTGAATTGCTGGTATCCATGACGGTTACTGATTTTTTAAGCTCGGCAATGACAAGCGGGTGCATTCCTGCAGATTTGGCGATTTCCACAGCACTCACAAAGTCGCCTTTGCTTGCCAGTTTGCTAGATAAGGCTTTGGCACGAGCTATTTGTGCAAAGCCGATACCTTTTGGTAGGTTGGATTCTACTTTCACGCTTTTGGTCTCTTTGGGGATAGGCTCGCCTTCGGCACTTGCCGCCGCCTGTTCTGGATTTTCGCCACCGACTTCGGTCAGATTTGGGGCGGTTTCTACTGATTTAATTAGTTTTTGCAAACGCTCGGCATTCTTTTCAAGGCGGTCGATGTCGGTTTCTAGTGATTTGATGGTCGCTTCGTCATCATCGCTTGGGGTGTGTCCGTTTGCGACGGATTTGGTCATAATGTCGCCAATTTGAGCGTGTTTGGCTTTGATGGTGGCGTTAATTTGTACCAGTTGTGCTTGGTAATTCATAAAAGTTTCACTCCGTTTGTGGGTAAAATTAAAGCAACCGCACCATTACTGGGGGTTGCTTTCGTGATTGTGGTTTGGGTTGGTGGTGTAATGGGGTTAATCGGTGGATTTGGGGTTGGTTGCAACGGTAAGCTAAACGCATCTTTAATCTGCTTGACGCTTGTGATGACTGCATCGGCATTGGCAGGGATAGTAACAACCGATAATTCGTACCATTCCCACTCTTTAATGTGCAAGCCCCACGAGCCTTCCAGATAATTGTATTCTTTGATTTTAAAGCCAACGGACAAGCATTTGACAAGCCCAGACTTGATAGATTGCCACGCTTCATCAATGCGTTCTTTGAGTTTGCCGTCATCTGCGATTTTGGCAATTTTGGCGACAATCTCAATGCCTTTTTCGGTAATGGTCGCCTGTATCACTTCACCAATCGGTTGATTATGATTGTGTTGCCAAAGCAGCGGAATGGGTAAGGCAAATTTTACCCCTGTCGGCTCCAAAATATCATCGTCTCTATCGGTGCTAGGGGTGGTGGCAATACCTGTGATGATGCGCTCGTCATCGGTATCTGTTACCGATTTGACGGTTAAGGTTGAGTAGGCTTTTGTCATTGGTTTTCTCAAATTTTGGGGAATAAAAAAACACCGCCAATATTGACGGTGTTTGTATTTTTAATGATTAAGCAGGCTTTTGTAAGGCCTTATCAAGCAGCTCAATGCCACGCTTGGCATCTCCTTGCTTTGCTCTTAGCATAAAGCGAGTTTTGGCATCAAATTCAGTCAGTGCCATACTTGTCAGCTCATCCATCAGGCGATTGACGCTGATGCCCTGTGCTTGTGCCATCGATTTTAGGCGAGTGGCTTTATCATCGGTCATTCTTAGGGTAATCACGCTCATAATACACTCTCCAACAGTTCTTGTGGGGTATGAATGGCAATGCCAAAATCAAGCTCGTTTTGACGAAAGTCTTTTTTGTTGTGGCTGACGATACAGCGAGCATTGCCAGCGACAGCCAGCTCTACAAGATGATTGTCCGCTTCGTCTTTTAGGTTGGGTCGCCACAGATAAAACACCTTGACCCATTTACTGACCGAAAGCAGGGCATTTAACAGCTCATCTCGCTCATCAGATGACAAATTACTGTCTGTAAAAATCTCATCTCGTGCCAATACACCTTCATATTCAGCCAGTAGTGCCACGCCAACAAGGGGTGTAAATCGACCTTCTAGGCACGCCACCAAAAGGCGGTTGGCATAATAAGAGCCTTTGCACGCTCCGACTAAAATGTTCGTATCTAATACAATATGCATCGCACATCTCATCATTGGATAAGATTATGATAGCACATACGACATCAAAAATACACCCCCACATCATCAGCCGACTTTGGCGGCGTGGGATTTTGGCTCATCAGTGCCACAGCGTTTAGCATGGCTATCACTGGGTCAATCTTGCCATTGCCACTTTCTGATTTACTCATCATCACACCAGAGCCTGACAATTTCACTCGGGCATTGCCCACGCACCACGCCATCATTGCTTGATTGGCGTGCGTTAAGTCGCCACTGGCGATTTTGCGTTCGCATACTTTTTGATAACCGCCCAGCCTCCAACCTTGCGACACACCTGTAATTTTACTTTCTTTGGGAATGCCAATACTTTCCAATGCAATCACAATATCGTCCGCCCCAGCAGGGTCAAGCCCGATGCGGTCAAGTTTACCACTATCAAAAATCTTTTTGGCAATGTCGGCAAACTCAGCAACATCATCGCCGACATTTTGCACGATGACAAGATCGCCATCGGCTTCAAAATCTCGGTAGCGGGGTTCGTCTTGCTTTCGTCGTTCAAGGGCGATGGGGTGACACCACGCACGGACCCATACCCACCACTGCTTGACTTCGTGGCGGATACCCCCGTCATCGGTATAGATGTATTTTGGCGTGGGCAAGCGTCCGACCACAGCGCAGCCAAGCAAGTCATCAAGACCACCGCCATCACCGCCCATGGTGATGACTTCTGATTTGGCGATGAGCTCATCAAGCGTAAATTTAGCACCGGCACTATCCCAAAACTCAGCGGCAGCCCATCGGTTGGCACGCAGTGAAATGCCGATGGGGATATTTAGGTGTTTGGCAAGGGCGGTTTGTAGGGTGTTTTTGTCGTGCGATTCTTTAGCTTTTCTTAGAATGTCGCTAAGTTCATCAACGCCAACGCTCGCCCCAAGATTGGGGTTGGTAATATACCAATTTTCAGGCTGGATATACTCGCCAGACTCAATATAGCTTTGGGGAAACTCGTACAACACAGGCAAAAATCTTGGGTCGTCAATCTTGCCGTCTCGTACGCCCCTTGCGTAGTCTAATTTTTCTTTGAAAACACCTGCTGGAGGCTCATCTGACATGGTTGTTAGCCAAATCACAAAGCCTTCTGGTCGGCTCAAAAGTCCGCCTGTGGCTTCTTGGAGCATAGATGACGCACCCGCTCGCTTGCCAAATACCCAAAGCTCATCAATCAGTACATACGCCCCCTTGACCCCTGCCATACTGTCAGACTCGGCGGCGATGACCTTCAATGTCGCCTGCGTGGAGCGGTGCGTGATGGTCTTGGTGTGCGGTGAGACATTAAAAATGGCGGATAATTCGCTATCCACTCGGATCATGTCTCGCATGGGGTCAAATGAGTTGTTGGCGACTTCTTTGGTCGGTGCGACAATCACAAGCTCGCATGATTGGCGTTCATTCAAGATAAGGGCGGTCAGCATGATGCCAGCGGCGAGCGTGGATTTGGTGTTTTTCTTGCTGATCAGTAAGAAAAACTCCTTAATCAGTCGTTTTTTGGTGGCAGGGTCATACGCCCCAAAGATGACCGAGACAAACTCATACACCCAATCTCTTGTAACATCGCCAATCTTCGGACATTCCCGCACATCAACGAGTGCCAGCTCTTTGAATACCCTTAACGCAATCTCGCTTGGCGTGGCAAATAAGGGCGGACAAGGGATGAGGGATTCGCCCTTAACAATGCGTTCCTCCCAGTCAGGGAGAGCGGTTGTCCATGTTGCTGTTGTATTATTGGTGTTCGTACTTGCTAACATAAGACTTCAAGTATATGTAAAATGCACCAATAGGCTTTTGGGCGAGTTGCGTTAAAATATCTCTTTTTTGTGAGTCTTGATGAGTTGCAACTTCCAATATTCTAACCCGTGCCTTTTCGGGGAGTTTTTCGTCATTAAGATAAGCACGGCGAGCGTACCATAGCGACTTTTTCAAATCGGTCAATTTATCGCCCTTTAATCCTGCTCGGTGCAGGTATTTGTAGCAGTTACCCAAACAAAACGGCAACAGCTCGGCAATCTCAATGCACTCAATCCCAGACTTACAAGACGTGTAATGCGCTGGATGATTAACGATGTCATTGTGTTGGGTCATTGATAATCCTTTGAGATTCTTTCGGGATATGGCGAAATTCGGTGATAAACTCATCATAATGTACGAGCTGATATTCGCCATCTATCTTGATATATACCATGCCATGCTCATCAGCCGGATAATCTAGCTCGGCTACCTTGCCGTCTGCGCGCATGTACTTCATTGATACATCTCTGACAGCATATCGCCTTGGTTTGACAGTGTGGCAAAGCGACCAGATTTGGAGCGCTCAGTGGCGATGTCGATTTCGCCTTCTTTCTTACCGATCGGGGCGACTTTCGCCTCCGTGTACGGCAGCAATGCAATCGCCGCGCTGATTTTTTCTTTTGGAGTGTAGGCGCCAGATGCATCATTAAACACCGACTTTAGGTATTCAAGCGGTGTTTCGTGCTGCTCTGCTGCTAGTGTGCGATTAACTGCTGGCGCCTGCACGGTCTTTAGCTTTTCGATGTGGGCTTGGACGTTGGGGCGCTTTGCCATATCGGCCACGAACTTGCGTGCGGCATCGTGTGTCTTGCATCCAGCGTCAATCGCTGCTGTGTGATAGTCCAGTCCGCTCGCCACAAGCTGAGCGTACCGAGCCTGTTTAGGGGTTAGGGACATGGGAATTACCTTGTATAATGTAAAGTTATGTAACCTATGTTACATGGAGAAAATGGGAGATTTTTTCCAAACTGAAAAATTTTTTATAAACGGGTTAGGATTCGGTGTCCGTGAAATCAGCTTAAAAATTGTTGCACTCCCCCCGCCTGACTTTCAGTCTGGGTTTTTTGTTTGTGGCAGGTATGGCAAAGGATTTGTAGGTTTGCCTTGTCGTCTGTGCCGCCTTGGGCAACATTGACGATGTGGTCTAGTTCAAGCCGACCGCCAACTCGTCCACAGCATTGGCAAGTGTAGTTATCCCTTGCCAAGATTTCATCACGAAGTCGTCGCCAAGCTCGACCGCCACGACCTTTGCCCCAGTTACGCTTTGGGGTGTGGGATTGGGTAGGTTTTAGGCGTGGTTGTAGGGTGGGGAGTTTCATTGTTACCACCACTTAACCGCATTGATAAAGCCAGTACAAACAAACACCGTCAAGCACAAGATAATCCAGTTAATCAAGAAGCGAACTTTTGGCGAGTTTTCGTATTTTTCTAGCATTTTGACTACCCATTGACCGAAATCTATGTTAAAATTCATGTTAAGATTTATTCCTACTGCAATTAGGTTTAAATTAAAAACCCCTTGATATGTCCAGTATCAAGGGGTTTTGTTTTGCCAAATAAAAAGCTCTTGCAAGCGAATACCTACAAGAGCTTTTGGGTTGTTTTATTATGATGATGCCCGTTATCTATACCAAACGGCTATCATAGCAAAATGATACTAAAAAGTGTGCCATCTTGTCAATAGCCTGCTTGAAAGTTTTTACCCAGCTGCTCTTGCACCTTGCCAGCCACAACTTTGGCGATGGCGGTCAGATGGCTGATGATGTCATCAATGGCGGTATCAAAGGGCAGACGGTAGTACTGACGGCGGCTAATACCAATGCAGCAGGCTCGTTCTTTGACAGGAAAGGTTTGTTTGGCATTAGGCTTGGCTGGGTAGGACAGCTCAGTCAGTGCAGCAAGTACGACTGGCTGATGATATTTGGCAGGAATGGTGGTCAGATGCTCGGCAAACTCTACCGACAAACATGATGATAAATGAGCGTGAGCGGTCTTATCCTGATAAAAATAATAGCGATAACAGGCATCAGCAAATCGGCTGACACCTGCATAACTTTCGGCGGCGGCGATGAGCTGGGGTTTTGGGATTTTGTGCTTCATGATTTATCCTTAAAATTTTTGGATATTATGAAAAGGTGTGATGGGTTTTGTCAAATCATGCGAACCCATCACAAAACTCATCACAGCTAGACCACTTGATATTATTAGCTTGTAGATAATGTGTGAAGGGTGTGAAGGGTTTATTTGGTGTTATGAGAAAAAAATTTAAAATAAAATTTTGCCATTTAATAGAAATAAAAAAATTAGCCCTAACGGTTCACAGTTAGAGCTAAAAGCTAGATGTATTAAGGCTTGGATGATGTGATGGGTCGTGTGAAGGGTCTAATCAAACCCTTCACACCCTTCACAGTTTGAAAATTTTGGATTTATATCATACTGGTTTTAAGTTTTATTTTCCAGCATATATCTGCCGATTGCTTTCTTAAATGATAAGATAGCGTCTCCGTACCAGCTTTGGTCGGGCTTTTCATCGCCAAAATTAAGATAAATGATGGTGGATTGCTTATTGACGGTGCCAACGACTTTGCCGTTCTGCTCGATGTCGTAGCTGTAGCGAACGATTCGCTTGTCTTCACGCAACCCCACAAAGGTTAAAAACTTGGTGGCGGATGTGCTACGCTCGCCATTTGCCTTGCACCAATGCACATAGTAGGCATACAGGTCTTGGGTCAGGCAGGTCTGATACGGTGCGTCTAGTAAGTGTTCTTTCCATGCCTTGTAGAATCGCTCCCAGCTGGACATGGAGAGTTCTTGTAGGCGTGTTTTGGCGGTGGTCTGTATTGCCTTAGTATGGGCGTTTTGCTTGCCCACATCTCTACACAGCAGGTAGGTATAAAACGCACGAATCAGCAATTCATCATCACCATCAAGCATTTTTTCTACCGATGTCTGAATGTCCGTGGGGATTTCGCTGGTGGGATATAGCACCACATGACGACGGTCATTCTCATCAAGCGATAAAGGCTGCATATCGTTTGATAAAAACACGGTATTAACGAAGTTGTCCTGTGTCCAACCGCTCATGAATTTTTTGTTAATATACACGGTGTCGCCTGTGATGAGCTGTTTAATCATACCCATGTGGCTGTAGCGGTCTTTGCCTTGGAAAATCTCTTCAAAGACCGTGAATAATTTGCCTTCCACCCAATCATTGTATTGGCTTTCTAATTGCCCTTGACCGAGCGTGAGCAGATATGAACCATAAATTTGTCGCATGATGCGGTCAAAAAACAGCGATTTGCCCGCTCCTTGAATGTGTCCATGTACAATCAGGGCGGTATCCATTTTGGTGCCTAGATTCTGCAAAGGGATAGCCAGCCAGTTTAGCACCCAGTCAAGGGCTTGGGTATCCGTGCCGCACAAATGCTTGAGCAGATCAATCACAGGCGAACACATGCCATACAAAAAATGTTCATCAAGCTGTGCTGGGTCAATGCCAAGCTCCACCGCAGTCAAGGGCTGAATAGTTAAATCCTTGAAGGTATTGATGTAATTTTCGCCCATCGGTGCGACTTTGGTTTTGGTGGGATCAAACCAGATGTTGTCCGACTCGACTTTTTGGCGGTTTTCGGACTTATTCCATGCGTCAAATTCGTTGGGAAATTCTAAGCGGAGCGTCTCAATCGGTTGGCGTTTGCCCGTCTTGAAATTAAAGACTTCTTTGGTGCCTTGAATGTACCAATACTGCTCAAAGATGCTGGCGTACTCAGCGGCTAGGCTTTGCGATAACTGGCTTCTGACTTCACGGCGGTCGATGGTATTTTGTTTACCACTAAATAGCCAAGCGTTGGCAAGCTCACGACCGACCAGTCCCATAAAATGCGTCTTGGTCATCTCGGTGCGATTTGCCAAATCGTAGATTTTGTTTGTAATTTTGCCGATGTCTTTGATTTGAGCAAAGTTTTCATTGAGATAATCTAGGGTGTAACCGCCGTGCGTGTCCGTGATGACTTTGGGGCGTGGGCGATTTAGGGCGTGGACAAGTTGAGCCTTGACAACATCAAGCCCAAAATGAGCGTGCAGGTCATTGTAATCGGTAAGCTCGCCAGTCGTGGTGCGTTCATCATTGCCAAAGTCAGGGCTGATAAGCTCGCCTTGTGCGATGTCTGCTGCTTGCTCGGCGGCTTGTAGTCCTGTGTTTTTGCCTGTCTTAATCTCGGCGGCTTTGTCGTCATCGGCACAAAAGATGAGCCGATGTTGTGGGTATAGTGTACGCACAATGGACGCACATTTTACCATATTATCAGCGTTAAACGAGATGATGACAGGGTGTTTGCCAGCGATGCTCTCATAAATACTTGCCCCTGTGGCATAGCCTTCGCAGACAAAAATCGTATCGCTTGCCAGCACATCGCCCAGCGTGCAGAACGCACCGCCGACCAGACCGCCTTTAACAAAGAGCTTATTACCATCTTGGTCGATGGACTGGACATTGCACAGCGTGATGTTGCCCGTGTTCGTGTTGTGAAAATATAAAGGAATGAGCAGATTACCCTTGTTGTCCACACGCAAGCCATGCGACTGTACACCTTTTTTGGTCAGATAAGAGTGGCTATCACAAGGTGTGGCGGTGTGCCAGCGGTCTTGGGCGGTTTTGGCGGCGGTTTGCCGAGCTTGTTTTTTGGCTGCCTTTTCAGCCTGTTCTCGCTCGGCTTGGGCTTTTGCCCATGCCTTACGGTCAGCTTCCGAAATGGGCTTACCGCCATCAATGCCAAGAATATCAGCGATGAGGGCGTGTGTGTCGTACGCATCATTGCCTGTGTAGTCTCGCACGAGCGTATAACCGCTCCCAGCACCGCATTGATTACATATCCATGAACCTGTGCCGTTTTTGTCATCACAGCGAAAACGATCAGAGCCACCGCATATCGGGCAGGGTTGGTGTTTTTTGTGGTTTGAATGCAATTTAATCCCAACAGCAGGAAAGATACGGCTGACATAGTAGCCGTTGGCTTGGGATTGGATATGCTCGAAGTTTAGGGGTGGGCGAGTGCTTTTTGGCTTATTCATGCAATCACCCCTTCGTTGGTGAGCTTCTCAATGACCCACGCTTCGCCTAGGTGAGTGAATAGAGCCTGCTCATGACCTGTATTGGTCTGCTTCATGATGCCAAAGCCACGCTCGATAAACCAATGGTTAAAGGTGCGACCATTACGCTTGATGGCTTTGCTGTACACGCCAAACTCATCTAAGATGCGATTAAGAGCGACCGCTGACAGCCCAATCTTGCCGCCAATCTGCGATGCGTTAATCAATCCACCACGAGAGACGATGCGGTCATAGTGGGCAATCTTAGGGCGAGCGGTGTCAAGCGTGGCACGCAGGGCGATGTTCTCTTGCTCGGTCTGCATGGTAAGCTGTAGTACTTCAAGGCGGCTTAACTCTTTGGGTGCGTGCAAGCGTTTTTCGCACTCGATGAAATAACGGCGAGCTTGTTTGCCCTGCTCGTTTCGTTCGACCATCGACAACTCTTTTGCCATGTCTAGGGTGATGGCATATTCTTTGGCGGGGCGACCGCCTGTGCTTTCGCTCAAAATTGAGCAAAAGTCCACACCTTCTAAAAAACCATATTCGCTAATGCGGCGAGCAATCCAATCTTTAAAGGCGGTCTGAACTTGCAAAAAGTGATGTAGCTCACGAGCGTTGACTGCTTGAATCAGTGTGTCATGGGGTTGAATTTGGGGTAGATTTTTCATATAATAGTTTCCGTTAGTTGAACATTCTATTAGTTAAACATTCTGTTAGGTTTAGCTGAATACTGACACCTAGAGCTCCTAGTTACCGCTAGGGGCTTTCATTTTTTCTATTTCGGCAAGGCGTGGGCATAAATCCACCGCTTTGAATTTGCCGTTTGTAACATATTCAGCACGAATGGCGATATGTGCCGACATATACACTTTCCCATTGATTAGTTTCCACACCAATGGCTGACTACAGCCAAGAGCGTTCGCCATTGCCTGTTGAGTATCAAACAGTTCTGATAGTTGTCTATATTTCTCTTGATAATTCATAAATAATTACCTTAGTAATTTAATTAAGGCAGATTATAGCAATTATTTATTACTTTGTGAATAGTTTTTGTGATTTTGTGCATTTTACTTTTTATTACATTGGTTATAAAATATAACAATAAACCACTATTGCTACTAAGGGTTGCTATGAACACATTGGGTGAACGCTTAAAATTAGCCAGAGACCGCAAAAATCTATCTCAACAAGAGGTTGCTTCTCGTGCTGGGATTAGCCAGCCAACCTACTACAAGATTGAAAGCGGCAAGACCAAGAAGACCACTTATTTGTATGAGTTAGCACAAGTGCTTGGCGTAACTTCTCAATGGCTTGTTACAGGTCAAGGCGATATGAATATTAACAACGGCATCAGCGTTGGCGGTAATAACACCAACAATAGTACGCAAATTGGGCGGGCACTCCATTCCAACATTAGCTCCAATTTTGAGCAAATTAGTGACTGGGATAGCTCCACACCGCTTGATGATGCCGAAGTAGAAGTGTTGTTTTATAAGGACTTTGGCGTGGCTTGCGGGCATGGCACAGATAGCGTGGCGTACGAAAACGAATGGCGGCGGTTACGCATGAGTCGTGCCACCATTGACCACATCGGCAGTCATTATGATAAGATATTTGCCACACTTGCTGATGGTAATAGTATGTCGCCCACCATCAACGATGGCGATACGATTTGGGTTGATATGTCAAAAGAGACCATCAAAGACGGCAAAATCTTTGTCTTTGAGTACGGCGGACTATTTATGTGCAAACGCCTGTACCGCTTGCCGAATAACGGCTTGAAAGTCGTCTCTGATAACGAAATAGACTATCCAACCTTTGAAATCACAGGTGAACAACGAGAGCAAAACGGCTTTCGGCTCATCGGTTGGGTGTGGCATTGGAGTGTGATGGAGCGGTGGTAAGATGGGTGAGTGTAGAAAAGTTTGTGTAGGGGTGGCATATGGCACATATTAAGGGTAGGGGTTATAGTTTGGCAGTTAAGGGAGAGGATGGATACACTTCAACACTTCGAAAGTGTTTTCATCATCCAAATGCTGAGCGATGTGATGAAAAAAGTGTCATTATTCCTATAAAAATCAATACTAAAGGTGATGTTATTAGTGGGTTTGGCAAAATTGGTGAGCTTGCTTGGGATGATTTAGATTGGTATTTTGAATTATACGGTAAGATAGAGCATACTGCTGATTGTAAGATATACACACGCACAGGAGAGCTGTTTGGGGCGTGGCTTAGTGTTACTTTGACAGAATTTACCGCACCAAAATTACTGGCTAAAAACTTGCCAAATGTTGATATTAACTTAGTTTCAAACTCATCAAATAAAAAGCATGATGATGTACCTACAATCAATAATGAACCACTTCAAATCAATATGCCTAAACCACCAAAAGAACCGTCACCACCACCTAAGCCGTGGAGTGAGCAAAGCCGTGGTGAGAAAATAGGTACGGTGTTGGCATTACTGTTTTTGTTGGGTGTGATTTATGTTGTTTATCGCATTGTGGCGTGGTTCTTTCGGTTAATTTTTTAGCCGCCCTGATTGGGGATGAGGTTTTAGGGGGTAAATAATGAGTGATAATCCGATTCAAGATTTGGCGGTTGCCACAGCCAGTACTGTCATTGCCAACCATGCCAAAGACGCTTTTTATATTGTAATGGGAATATGGTATTATACATTCGGTTATCAGTGGGATTTGAATACTGAAAAAATCCGAGCCGAACATTTGAGAAATGTTGGTGAATTTCGCAATGAATTGGTAGTTGAAGTCAATGCCATTGCACCTGAGAATATCCAAGAACCAAAAACCAGTCTTGTAGGACCTGCACTGGAGGCAAGTAAATTCTATATGGACGAGAGTGAGATTCGCCAAATGTTTGCCAGACTTATTGCAACATCTATGGATAAGACTCGTAGCCATAAAGCACATCATGCTTATGTTGAGATTATTAAAATGCTTAGCCCGCTTGATGCAAAAAATTTATATTACCTGCATATGCTTAAAGATGAGACCATCTGCAATAGAGTCATCATGATCGATGGTAAGGGCGAGTATAAGATATTGGATCGTCATGTATGGCTTGGCAATCCAGAGAATCCCAACCGAGAATCACAGCAAGTGTCACTTGAAAATTTAGCTAGATTGGGCTTGGTAACCATCACTTATGATTCTTGGTCATCTGACGAAAATGCATATCAGCATCACAAAACTCATGCTGACTACTTAAGTCTTGATCAGGAAATATATAGTAAAGCTGAACAGGCAAAGAAAGACTTGGTGATGTTAAAAGAATACAACTCCCCTATCATTGACGATTATGGTAACCCAATTGATGATGACAGCCAGCGCCAAAAGACGATAGCTACAATAGAGGATATGTCTAACTGCAGGGCGGATCTGCAGCGAGGCATGATTACCATGACTGCCTTTGGTGCCAATCTGTGCGAAGTGTGCTTACCTACTGTGTAGTTTTTTTCTGATGTCTTCTTTGATGGTTTCCACAAACTGTTTATTGAGCTGGTGTTGTGTGCTAAAGAATCGCTCAAACCAGTTTTTGATAATAAGCGTGGTCAAATAATGAAAGGCGATAGATACGATCAGTGCGATCACAGCTGATAGTGATAAAGTAATCATAAGTTCATAATAATTCATCAAAATGCTCCAAAATTCATTTTACCGTCCGAAAGGGCGGTTTTTTGTTGCCTAAAATTATTAAATAATTCATATAATAACAGATTTTTTCAAAATTTATTACTATTTTAATAACTTTAGGCTTTAATTTTATTATTACTATAGTTATAATTACGCTATCACAACCGATGGAGTTAAATCATGCCCATTCAATCAGAGTTAATCATTAAGCTGGCAGCTGTCATCATGCTTGCCCTAACCCCTTATGCCTGTATGCAGGGCTTAGACCGCCAAGCTCAAGCTGACTATGAGCAGTGCCTATCATGGCAAGCTGATGGTTATCCCGTCAAATGTGATGTGGAGAAATACAGATGATACCCAAGCAATCAGACAATGGGGCAAGTCCTATCATTGATGCACTTTTGATGCGTATGAGCGAGCTTGACCGTTTTAGTGATGATGAGCGTGTTATTGCAGGTAGGGAGCTGTTGCCGCTTGATGTGGTGGTAAACAAGCATGGCGAATTTGGTCTGGTGCATCTTGCCAAAGAGTATAAGAATGGCAATGGGCTTACTTGGCTTTCCTGTCTTGTGGGTGAAATTGGCATTATTTTTCCCAATTTTGAGCATGGCATTCGCACCATCTACGAGACCGAAGGGGCTGCTGCAAGAGCGTATCTTGTCAAGTATTTTGGAGATAAAAAATGGCTTTAACCACAACCAAAATCCGCCGTGAGCTTGCCAAGATGGTGCTAAGTACCAGCCATGCTTGCACCGTGCGAAACGATGCCATCAAAAATCTGACGAGCTATGAAAAGAGTAAAAATGGCGATGTCCGCCTAGAAATGCTATTTGCAGTGTATGGTCAGCTGTCGTGGCTGTCCGACCATGTGCGAATGATCAATGATAGGCAGGTGCTGCCTAGCGAGAGAGTGTTTTTGGCAGATGCTTTGACATTCATTTTTAAAACTTATGAAAAACAGCGGAGCGTGTGATGTCAGACAATTTGTCATTTTGTGTCAGACAGCTTGCCGCTCGTCGCAAGCGATGGGATTTTGGTACACATTGCTTTTATGCCAGACGCCTGCTGGCAAAGCACCCAGATGGGATAACCATCAGACAGGCACAAGCATCATTAGCCCTATCTTATGCCACCGCCAAAGCTGTGCTGATGGCGGTGGGTGTGGAGCGGGGCGAGAGATTTTATCAACAAGATTAACCCTAACCACTCGGAGGAAAATCATGAGTGAATTTAAATCAACCGATGCCTGTGAATTTCTCACAGATTTGACGGGCGGAGCGTTCGCCGAGCAAATCGGTATGGCAATCAGCGATGTATGCAGTCAAGTCATTGCTACTGGTAAAAAAGGACAGGTCAAACTGACCTTTGACATTACGCAACTTGGCGAAAAAGGCATGGGTCAGGTTTCGGTCAAGCACAAGCTCGACTACACCGCCCCTGAGACCTTTGGCACACGAAAAGAAGACTATGTGCGTGAAACACCGATGTACTGCGGTCGCAATGGCACTGTAAGTCTATTCCCTGCTGACGAAGTTCAGCTTTTTAAAACTGAAATGTAAGGAGTTTTTCCATGACAAATATTTTTGCAAAACACGAATCTGACCTTGCGGTCGTTGCTGACCTAGCACGCCCAGACATCTTAAAATTTGGCGACAATGGCATTGCTTACAACGGCAACATTAGGCTTGGCGATATTGACAGTTTTCTTGACGCTCGCACTCGTAAGCGTGGCACATTTAGCACTGATGACCTAACTTCGTTCAGTGAATTTGTCGAAGTGCATGGCACGGCGGCAAATACCAAGATTTTCATTGACAAATCAGCGATGGAAGCGATGGCGGTACTAAACTTTGGCGATGACAATTATCCGATGGGGCATTGTGATTTTTGTGCGGTTTTGACCGCCAAGCCGACCAAGGTGTATGAAAAAATCACAGACTTACATCATCATGGGCGTGTCAGCCAAAAAGATTTTGCGGTATTCTTGGAAGATTGGGGCGGTCAGTTTGTCGCTTTGGACGAAAACGGCGAAGAGATTGCCATGAAAAAAGCCATCGCTGTTATCCGAGACATGAAAATTGACGAGCTGGCTGAAAGCACGAGCCAAGTGGGTAATTTTAGAGAGTCTCGCTCACGACTGGAAACGGTGGCGGTCAAATCGCAAGCAGGGCTGTTGCCAGCGTATTTTGAAATCAAAAACACGCTGTATGAAACCTTAAGCGAGCCAAAAACCGTACGGCTTAGATTGTCTATTAACACAGCCAATGGCAAGCCTGAATTTACTTTGTCTATCGTAGGTTATGAGCTACTTACAGATGAACTTGCGAATGACTTTTTGCAAGCGGTCAAAGATAAGCTGGATTCTGAATTCTACTTGTTCTTTGGTAAATTTCAAGGTTAATTTTGGAAAAAGCATACAGCCACGAGGTTTGTGGCTGTATTTATGGAGACTAACGATGATCAAGAAAACTTTACTTGACGAGCTTAAAAAAGAACACAAAGAAGCAGGGGATTTATTTCAAGAGCGTGTTGAAAATGACGAGAGAGGAGCGGCAGGATTGGTTACTTATGCCATTGCTGATACATGCAGGCATTGTATTAACTTGGTTAATAAGCATGTAAAAGATTGATTGTTGAACGCTTGCAGATATTATGAACTACAACGCGCACATTATGAGAGGTGCTCGCCGAGAGATTGAATCGCGGGCAAATAAACAACTTGACGGTGGCTGGATTGGTGCTGATATGCCGCCCGATGATAATCATGATGTTTGGGTAAGTTATAAACCAATCCAAAAATCACACCCAAATAACAAAGACAGACCAAGGCGTTACTGCACGGGGTATTATAGTTCTGTTCTGCAAAGATGGTTTGTAGCGGATGCCAATAGATTTCCAAGCTGTACTTGTGAAGTTACGCATTGGCAGGAAATTATCCCACCTAATGAGGAGAAGGAAAAATAAAATGGACTTTGATTTATTCGCAAGCGAGGTGGAGCAAATTGAATGCCCTTATTGTCAAGAAATATTTTGTTTAGATGATATTGAATGTATTGATGAACAAATTAAAGCCGAAAACACAATAAACGACCGTGAAGGCGTTTTGGTATGCGGCAATGACAATTGTAAGAAGTCCTTTTATTTTAAGGGGTTTGTTGAATATCGTTATGCTAGTAAGAAATTATAGGAGTTTAGACAATGAAACCACTTGCCCCCAAAATCTCCACCCAAGACTATCTATTTTTACAGTTTGGGAAATTGGTGGTGGAACTGCGTGAAGTGTGCGAAATTTATTATCCGCACCTTAAACAAAGCCAAATTAACCGCCTAGCCAGCGAGCAAGGTTTTGCTTTTCCTTGCTTTCGCCTTGCCGATAGCCAAAAATCACCTTATTTTGTTCATTTGTCCGACTTGGCGACCGCCCTTGACAAAGCAAAGAATGCGGTCAAAAACGATCATTCAAAACTTCACGCATAACTTCATCAAAACTAAGCGTGTTTGCCCTTTTATGCACCGACACATACCTTTGTAAACTCCCCCAACTTCTGTGCAGACTCACTGACTGGATTTGGGGGATTGTCATTCCCTGTTCTGCCAATCTTGTACAGGCTTCGTGCCGTAAGTCGTGAAAATGCAAATCGTCAATATCAAGTAAATGACAGGCTTCTGTGAATAATTTACTTATCATCTTATGGCTTTCTGCTACCAAATAAGTATCATCGGCGGTATGCTGTTTTAATAAGTCAATAATTTGTCTTGTCTCTGGCAATACCATAAATTTTTGATGGTTACCAAGACTGCCTTTAGGGTTTTTTACATCTCGTACCACAAACACACCGCCCAAATCATCATTAAGTTCTAAGCGTGTAATTTCAGCTTGCCGTCTGCATGACAATAGAGCAAACCACATAATTAGGTGCATTGCCATACCGCCATTTTGCCAAGCTTGGTAAAAGTGTTTGGTTAATTTGATAAGTTCATCACTCGTTGGTAAGCGGTCTCGCTTATTGGACGGAGCAACATTGCGGGTCTTTTTAAGCTGTTTCAATGAACGCCTTAACGCATTCATATCAATGTTCACGCCCCACATAATATCTGCGTGGTCTAGCACCCCAAAAAGGTAAGTAAATTCTGAGCCAAGCGTGGACGGACTAATAGGGTCAAGAGCGAGAGCTGGAACGCCAGTTTTGCGTAAATTGGCGTGGTCTGTAATATCAAGGGGGCTAATGACGGTCAAAGGCAGTTTGGCGATGGGGAATTTTTGTAAAAGTCGCAAGGCACTCATTTTCGAGCGTCCAAACCCCGTCCCCAGTTCGCCAATATAGCGGTCAATCGCATCGCTAACCGTTAAATCATCGCTGATACCTTTTGCCCCAAACAAGAGTTTTGGATTGTCTTTTAATTCTTGTTCTCGCTTGGCTATCCACGCCTGAGCGAGTTTTTTTGTGCCAAAATTGGCACTTTCACGATAAGGCGGAAAACCTTGCTTATTGATGCGGATTTCAGCATAATAGCGGGGCGTGCCGTCTTTTGATTTTTTGGTACGAATACTACCCATTTTTGATGACCTTTGGTAAGATTTTTTCCGCAATATTTTACGCAAATTTTCCGCAAAAAACTACAAAAATAATCAAAAATACGCTAAAATAATCAAAAATAATTCATAATCTTAACCCATTCAAAGGCTTTATAACTCAATGCTTCCCCTACAAAATCATTTAAAATCAAATACTAAGAGAATATCCCTAGCTCCGATGATTGACTGGACGACGTCGGATTTTAGATTTTTTGCGCGTCTGTTTAATCGCCACATACATCTGTACACCGAGATGATCAGCACGAGTGCCATTTTAAAGGGCAATACGGATTATATTTTGCGTTATGATGACAGCGAGCATCCTGTGGTGTTACAGCTTGGCGGCTCTAGCCCTAGCGAGATGGCACACTGTGTACAGATTGCCGATAAGATGGGCTATGATGAGTTTAACATCAATGTTGGCTGTCCGTCCGACCGTGTTCAGCACAACAAAATCGGGGCGTGCCTTATGGCAGAACCTGCTCTTGTGGCGGACATGGTGCGTGCGATGAAAGGCAGTACCGATAAGTCCGTTACCGTCAAGCACCGTATTGGCATTGATACGTTTGACAGTTATGAGTTCATGCGTGATTTTGTGGGGACTGTGGCGGACGCTGGCTGTACGCACTTTATCACTCATGCTAGGATAGCGTGGCTAAACGGCTTATCCCCCAAAGAAAACCGAGAGATTCCGCCCCTGCGCTACGATGATATTTATCGTCTAAAAAGAGAATTCCCCCATCTTTTTATAGAAATCAATGGCAGTGTGGACAATTTTGATGACATCAAAACCCACCTAACCCATGTGGACGGCGTGATGATAGGACGGGCGTTTTATCACAATCCCATGCTCATGGGGGCATGCAATGAGCTGTGGGGCGAGCCTATCCCAACGCACCGTGAAATCCTAGAAAATCTCTACCCTTATCTTGAAAAACGAGCCGAGCAAGGGGCGAATTTGGCAACCTTGACTCGGCATTATTTGGGGTTATTTCAAGGCTTGGCAGGGGCAAGAAAATGGCGACAAGATTTGAGCGGTAAGCGAAATCTAACCGTGGATGACATCAGAAACAGTGCGGAAACGGTACTGGCATTAAATGGTCAGTAGGTTTCTTAATAAGAAACATTGCATCAACAAAATGGCGTTTGTCTTCGTTAATTTATCGTGTTAAGATACTGCCATATTGAAAATGTTTCTTATTCACTGCTTGCTTTCAATAGGAGAAAGTCATGAAATTATCACATGTATTCGGCGCAGCACTACTTGGTCTGACGGCCACAGCTCACGCAGCAACTTATGAGATTGACGCAGCTCACACCAACGCACGATTTGCCATTGATCACTTTAACACCAGTACGAACGTTGGCGGTTTCTTTGGTCTGACAGGCTCGATGGAATTTGACAAAGAAGCTCGCAAAGGCAAAATCGACATCACCATCCCGATTGACAGCCTGCAAACTGGCTCTGAAGCGTTCACAGGCCACCTAAAATCTGCTGATCTGTTCAATGCTGAAGCACATCCGAACATGCGTTTTGAATCGACCAAATTCAACTATGTGGGTAAAGGCAAGGCGCGTAAATTACCATCTGTTGATGGCAATCTGACGCTACTTGGTCAGACTCATCCTGTGCGTCTAAAAGCCAATAAATTCAAATGCTATGACAGCCCAATGGCAAAAGCAGAGGTGTGCGGTGGCGACTTTAGCACGACCATTGACCGCACTAAATGGGGCATGGATTATCTGGTGGCGATGGGCATGGCAAAAAAAGTTCGCATCGACATTCAAGTAGAAGCGGTAAAACAATAATCTGATGTCAGTTCAATAAAAACGGAGCGAAAGTTTCGTTTTTTGTTTTGTGTATTTTTAAATATTACACATAAAATAAATATACCGCCATTGCCAAGCCGTTATTTAGAATATGTGGGAGTATCGGTGCAATCAGCGAATCGCAGCGTATCCGCGCATAACAAAAAATCATTGCCAGCCCAAAAATCACACCCATCTCAAACGCACCATACTGCACATGAACTAATGAAAATAGGGCGCTCGTGATCACGCTGGCTATGAGCGATGCGTGGTGATTGTTAGGATGAATTGCATCTTTGATTAGCCCGAACATTACCCCTCGGAAAATCAACTCCTCATAGATGGGTGCGATCACAACTGTCGCGAAAACAAGTAACGGTAGATTCGCTGTACTTATCATACCATCCATGAATGTCATCGGCGCACGACCTAGTGTATGCGTGATGAATTCACTAATCACCAAAAATAGCGCAAGCCACCAAGCGCATACTGCCAAAAGTCGCCAATAAAAAGGGCGAATACCCAGCCATTTTGCCAGTCTGTCACGAGCATGATACGTTGCCATGATGAGACCAACCACACTTAAAGTCAAAGCGCTTGCTATGATGCTAAGACTAACTACCACGCCGTGACGACTGCCAGCTATAAGACTAAGATCTAACATCCGTCCAAATACCCAGACATAAGCTGTCTGACTTATAAACATGAGTAGAACAAGCAGTAAGCATAACCACGTTGCGCGTATTTTTAGTTTGGTGGGGGAATGTGAGGGCATGATTAATGGCTAATTATTAAGGCTTAAAAATCAAAGAGTACCACATTGCTAAGGATTTTGCTTGATTGATGAATGGCTAAGATTGGGTGTGTACTATTTTTGACCAATCATTCACGAATGGTTAGCAAATACTTACATTTTTAAAGGAATTGCTGTGATATAATTCGCTGATATATTTATTGGTATGATTGAATATTTTGGAGGATAATATGAGTTATTTTGGTACAGATGGCATTCGTGGGGAATTTGGTGTATTTCCGATCACGCCTGATTTTTTGTTGCTCTTAGGGTTTGGTGCGGGACGAGTGCTGATGGAACGCGCCGGCAATTCAAAAAAACGCCCAAGCGTACTGATTGGTAAAGACACGCGCCTATCGGGCTATGTTATTGAGGCGGCGCTGCAGGCGGGATTTAACGCGGCAGGCGTGGATGTGTATATGCTGGGTCCATTACCGACACCTGCGATTGCGCATTTGGTGAAGAGCTTCCACGCAGACATGGGTGCGGTCATCTCGGCATCGCATAATCCATACCAAGATAATGGCGTGAAATTCTTCTCTCGTGAAGGTAAAAAAATCTCTGATGAAATTCAAAACGCCATTAACCTAGAGTTGGATGCGTTAGTGGGCGATACTGATGCGCGCCTGTCTAGACTTGCAGGTATTAAGGCGGATGGCATCGGTAAGAGCTTTCGAGTTGAGGATGCTAAGGGGCGTTATATCGAGTACTGCAAAGGCAGCTTTCCGTATCATTTGAGCCTAAATTCACTAAAAATTGTGGTGGACTGTGCCAATGGCGCAGGCTATAGCGTAGCGCCTCGCGTGCTTCGTGAGCTTGGTGCAGATGTCATCGCGATTCATAATGCGCCTGATGGAGTGAATATCAATGACAACTGTGGATCGACTCACCCAAAGACTCTACAAAAGGCTGTACTAGAACATGGCGCTGATGTTGGCATCGCACTAGATGGTGATGGCGATCGCATCATCATGGTAGATGAGGGGGGCTCGATTGTTGATGGTGATGCTGTGCTATATATTCTAGCAAATCATCTACAACCTGCCGGTGTGGTTGGTACGCTCATGAGTAACGTGGCGTTGGAGCTGAGTTTGGCGAAGCGCGGCATTGGGTTCCACCGTGCCAAGGTTGGGGATCGTTATGTAATGCAAGACCTTGAGACCAAAGGCTGGAGTATCGGCGGTGAGCCGTCAGGTCACATCCTATGCCTAGATAAGAGCCGTACAGGCGATGCCATCGTGGCAGGATTGCAGGTGCTCATGTGCATGGTTGAGCGCGATGTGAAATTAAGTACGTTGACTGACGGTTATACGCCATTCCCGCAGACGCTCATTAATGTGCGACTGTCGCAGATGTCAGACCCTCATGATCATCCTGATCTTGTTGCGGTATTTGATGACGCTGAGCAAAAGCTATCTGGCAAAGGACGCCTACTGATCCGTAAATCAGGCACAGAGCCTGTCATCCGTGTCATGGTGGAATGTCAAGATGAGGCATTGTGTCAGTCATTGGCGCAGGATATTGCGAATAGAGTGCAGCAGGTTTTGAACTAAACTTGTTGGAGCAACTTCAAAAACCGCCTTGTCAGTAATCCCCACCACAATAAACCAACCACACACTCTGCAATAAATGGGATAATTCAAAACAATGTGGGATAAGTTAAGACAGACCATTTTGCAAGGGCGTTACACTGGGTGCAACAAGTTGGGTGGGGTATAATTTTGAGTTTTGGGAAAAGACAGGTAAAAATGCCTGTCTTTTTTTATTGTCCTATTTTAGCACATAAGCTCACAATGGTGGATTGATTTTTTAGGTGGATGGCTTTGGGTATGTGCCAGTAGTCAAGGCGGACAAAGCGACTTCCATTAACCGTCTATCGCCATCGCTTTGTAATTGCCCGTCAGGGGAAATGGGTAAAAATGGGCGGGCTGGTAGTGTAACCGATTTGACCCTTGCAAAGCCGTTTGGGGTAGAAAACATCAAAAATGGTTTGGTTTTTGGACGAATTGTACCACCAAAATGATGAATGCGAGCATAAATCATATTGGTGCCAACACTGGCGGTGTGGCTGGTAGCCGAGCTTGTAATGCTGTCTCTTAGCTCGCCTGTATTGGTGAGCGTCTTACTACCACCAAAAGCCTTACGCACCCACGCCTGCCCACCAAAGCTCTCACTATCAAAGTTATCTTGGGTCATCGTTTCTAACTCTGTCGCAAGCCCACGCATGATTGTGCGTGAATTTTGAGCGTTTTGCAGTAGCCTTGATAGGCTTTGGCTGGCTTGTCTGTCGTCTAGGTTGATAATGAGCATTGGCAAAGTGTCCTAAATTTGGTATAATGAAGTTATTCCGCTACGGGGTCAGGCACGGGGTCTGGACACAAGCAATTGTGTTTTTAATCTGTTCGATTCAGACGAAGTAGCGGATTTTTATTTTCTAATCTTAACATACTCATCACCTGCAATCCCCGCCATGATTGCCTGCATATCCACATAAAAGCCAGAAATCACTTCGATATTGCCCTTATTTGTTTTTAAGGTCAGCTTGGCGACTTTGTTATCCGCCACTTGATACGCCAACAATACCGTTTTATTTTGAGTATCCCGCAGCTCAAAGTCAGGCTTGCCAAAGTCTTTGATGATTTTTTCTAAGGTTTGAAGGTCTAGCACATCGTTATTGGCGGTATGGCGAGTGGCTTTGTGCCCCACAATAATCGTATCACGAAAACCAACCACAGGGCTTAATTCATCCGCTCCTTGCTCGGTAATCTTGGCAAGCACAGGTTCAGACACCACACCAATCCCATAGGTTCGTCTTTGAGAATTGCCATTGATTTGACTTTGTCTCACCCACGCCAAAAACCCCGCCACTCGCACATCAGATGCCATATCTTTGGCAATCTCTTGCAGAGCGTGTTGTTGTCCTAGGGCTTGTTTGGCTTTGTCATACCAAAGTTTATCAAACAAATGACTGGCAACAGGACTACCACCAAAACCATTTTCGCCCAAGACAGTTGTCTCATCATTGCTTTTGCCGCTACCAACCCTTTCAGCTTGTTTTGCGGTGATTGCTTTGACCGTACATCGGCAACCAAAGCCGTTTGGCGGATAAGAATGCGACCAAAATGGGTCATCGTGGGCATAGACCGCTCCGTGCCTTGCTGAATGACTGGGGCGAGTGCGTCTGTCTAGCACGGCGGAGTATTGCCAATAGGGGTGAGTATCACTTGCCTGTTTCATTCGCTCGTATTTAGCACTCATCACAGCGGTACGGCGGTTGGTGTGATAAATGGTTCTAAGGCGACGATTTGACCCTAATTTGACTTGTTCAAGCTGACCTGTTTTGGGATTTCTTACCACCGTTTCACCCCACCAGCCCTGACTGATGAGATATGGCTTGATGGTATTTTCAAAGCCCTTGTAGCCTGTGCCGTCCATCATTGCTTGCTCAATGGCTTTTTTGGTGGTGGACAGCATATCAAGGGCGGTCATTTTGGCAATCGTAAAGCTCCTTGCGTGGGCAAGGGCGTGCGTGTCCGTCCAATCCCAGCCGATGTGTAAGCCTTTGGATTTTAGGTGTTCTATGGCTCGCTCGGGCGGCATATCAAATAAGGCTTTGATTTCACGGTCGGTTAATTTATCCACTTTGCTCATCTGTCCACACCTTGATTTAACCCCATTTCTTCTTGGGTTTGTAGCCGTGATAGTGTATCAGCGATAAACAGCATTTGGGTCAGCTTGTCTTGGAGTTCGTCAATGTTCATTTTGGGGTAGAGACTGGTTAACTTTTCCAAAAGAGCTGTTTCACTGTCCAAATTGACATTGTCCAAACTGGTAAAATCGCCCAGCATTTGTCCCACTTGGGCGGTCAGTTCATCATCGCTTGGCATACCGATTGCCAATTTGTCAGACAAATCGCCCTGTGGTACGAAAGATTTTTCACTAAAATTGGGGGTGCGATTGGTGGGGGTTTGGCTGGGTTCTGCCCGCTCGCTCATTTGCCCCAATTCAAACTCATCATCTGCCAGATTATACGCCCGTGCATAATAGGCTTTGGTAAAGACCACGCCCATACTGTTTAACTTTTGGTCTCGTGTGGCAAGCGTGTCATCGCCCACCTCTTCTTCATACAGCACAAATTTGGGCGGTGTGGTGTTAAAATTCAGCTCACAAATCCAAGCCAGCAAGGTGTTGATGCACTTTTCCACGATACGACAATCGTTATCACGAATGTCTTTGGTAACAGAAAGACCTGATTGGGCAGATGCGTGATTGGTGTCTTTATCAGTGGTTTGGTCTTGCCCCAGTAAGGAGATGTTAATCTCGCTTTTACAATAGCGGATAAAGTCATCAAAGACCTGTGATGAGCCTGTTTTGCCTGTCGCCTCTTTGATTTCCACGCTGCTGTCATTGGGGATTGTCGCCACCGCATTGCCCATCAGCTGTTCTAAGGCATCAAGGAGCTTTTCGGTGTCGCTGTCGGTATTGCTTCTTGGCTCGTGTCCAATAATCCAAGGACTACCAAATTTCTCGGCAAACTCTGCCCAGAACTTTAAACCGCCACGCTTAAAGACGGTCGCCCAATACACACAAGACAGCTCGGCTGTGCCGTAGGGATTGATAAAGGTGGCGTTATTGGTGGAGCAAAGGATTTTAAAGGGTGGTGGTGTGGTCTTGGTAATACCATCAATCAGCAAAAGCTCGCCATTAGCATCAAAGCCTACCCATTCTTGGGGGATTGCGATGAGTTTGGTGGGTATCCAAACGCCATTTTTAAACTGCCAAATCACTTCAATGGGCTGATAGCCATACAACACCGCCTCTAAAATCTGCCCAATCAGCCCATAAATGTCTAGGCTGTCAAAAATCTGGTCTATGATGACTTGTTGTTTGTCAGACAATGAGCTTATCATCGCTCCGCCAGCCGAGTATTGCAAATCGCTTGCTTTGTCTGTGCCAAAAGAAGCCAAAGTCACCCCAGAGCTTGAAATTCGCTACAAGGGCAAGGTGTACGATGTCTCCGCATTGCCTGTACTTGTCGGGCAAAAGGTGCTGGTTGCCCAAAATCCGTGGGAAGTGGACGGTGCTAGGGTCTGTGTACCGACAGCAGATGGTGTTGGCGAGAATTGGGTGGCTGTGCCAGAGGTGCTATTTGATGAGATGGGCTTTCGTGAAAATGCCATCGTTATCGGTCAAGGCTATAAGGCTCACAATGACACCAAAGCCCAAACACACGCCAAAGAATTGCAAAAAATCGCCATGGGAGCGGATACGCTTGAACAAGCCGAAGCCAAACGCAAAGCCAAGGCTTTACCGTTTGATGGCAAACTTGACCTCTATAAGCACAATGACACTGTGCTGGATAATGACATTACTCTATATATGCCAAAAAAAGGCGTACAAAGTGTGGAATATGGTCGCTATGAAAAAACTATTACTGAGCCTGTCCTATCCAAAGTGGACATCGCCAAACAACTAAAACCACGCTTAGAGGCACTGGGGGCAGATTGGAGCTTGGCGGTCAAAGTACTGCAAGAACGCTATCCTAACGGCATTCACGCCAGTGGTCTTGATGAGGTGTTTGAAGTATTGAGCGAAAGTAGCGTGCTAAAAACGATTTTAAAAATTGCATAAGGATTAGGAATGAAAACAGCCTTTAACGAGCTTGGAAAATCTTATCAGACCGTGGCAAATGAGCTGGGTATCAGCAAAACCGCTCTTGTTAATGCTGTGGTTCACGGTGTGTTTCCAGGCAAAAATACCAAAGTATTTAAGGCAAATCTTGCCAACTATTTTATAAAAAATAAGGTCAGCGTGCCAAGCATTTTGACCCAAAGCCAAAACCTAGAAACTTCCATAAGTCAAGATAAGGATGAACTTATGCTACTTAGAAAATCCACCCTAAACCCCCAAATTCGCCGTCATTTTGGGCTTGCCAAAGACCCATTTGATGACGAAATCCGTTCATCGGACGATATTTTTAAATCCGATGATGTCCGCTATATCCGTGAACGCCTGTATGATGTGGCAAGTAATGGTGGGTTTCTTGCGGTCATTGGCGAGAGCGGTGCAGGCAAATCCACCTTGCGTGAAGACTTGCACGACCGACTTTTTAAGGATAGCAAAGCTACCATCATCATTGAACCGTATGTGCTGGCGATGGAGGATAATGACATCAAGGGCAAAACCTTAAAATCGGTACATATTGCAGAAAGTATCTTGGAGGCGGTCGCCCCAAGTGAAAAACCCAAAAGAAGCCCAGAAGTAAGATTTCGTCAAATCCACAAGGCTCTGACCGAAAGCCACAAGACGGGTAATCGCCACTTGATTATCATTGAGGAGGCTCACGGCTTACCAATTCCCACCTTAAAGCATTTAAAACGCTTTTATGAATTAAAGGCGGGTTTTGATAGATTGCTTGGCATTGTACTGATTGGACAGACCGAGCTTGCCACCAAACTGGCTGAAAATAACCCTACCGTGCGTGAAGTTGTGCAACGCTGTGAGATTGCCACCTTAGAGCCTTTGACCGATGGCAAATTAGCGGGTTATTTAAAGCATAAATTTGAGAGAGCAGGAGGCGACATCAAACGCATACTAGATGAGTCCGCTCTTGATGCCATCAGTCAGCGTCTAACCGTTAAATCTCGCACCAAAGCTGGCACGCACGAACACAGTCTGCTTTATCCTTTGGCGGTCAATAACCTAGTCGCCCACGCTATGAACGAAACCGTTTATTTGGGTTTTGACAAGGTAGATGGCGACATCATCAAAAGTATCTAAACTTGGGTTTAATATAAGGAAAAACCATGAATCAGCAATCCAAAAACACACACATCACCCCAGAAAAACTTGCCAACCCCTTAACGGTTGGTCAGTATCTTATCTTACAAGGCAAACGCCAAGAGCTAGATGGTATGAGCTTTGATATTTCAAACATTAAACGCCGTCAAGACCGTCAAGCAGGTTGGATTATCCTACTGCTTATCTGCGTGATGGTGCTGATGGTTGCCATGTTGTTTGTGCTGACCTTGTAGGAGTGTGTTATGCCAATGACGTTACACATTGATGATAATACCGATGCCAAAAACTCGCTAGGCTTGCTCATGCTAGATGAGGCTTTGCAAATCTTAATCAAAAATGGCGAGCTTGGCAAAGACAAACTCATCAATGCCATTGCTCAAGCCAAAGATGGGTTATTTAAACTCAACCAAGACAATGACGACAACCTGCTAAAAATGCGACTGTTTATGACCGCTCACACCTTGCAATGTCGTTATGTTGAACTTTAATCCACAACAAACGGAGTAATTTATGAAAAAACCCAACAAAACCAAAGCGGTCGCCCTACAAGCGTGCCAAAGTCTTGATGAAGCCCAAGCCATCATCAAAACCATTGGCGAGCATAACCGTGAAATTGCACGACTGACAGGACAAATGAACGATGAAGTGGCGGACATTACCCAAAGTTATGCCGAAAAAATCAATCCTTTAAAACTTGCCATTGATACGCTGACCCCCCAAACTGCAAATTTGGTGCGAGGCGAACCGTACCACGCTGTTAAAAGACGGTGGCAAAACCGCCAATCTTATCACAGGCGAGGTGTCATGGCGTATCCGTCCGCCATCTGTGAGCTTGCGTAAGATTGATGAAGTGATTGAGCGACTAGAGCGTTTTGGACTGCACCGCTTTATCCGCACCAAAAAGGAGGTAAACAAAGACGCTATTTTAAATGAACCCAATGCCGTAACCGACATCAGCGGTATTACCATCAGCACAGGTGTGGAGGATTTTATCGTCTCGCCCTTTGAAATTGATGTCAAACCTTAATTTTAACCTTAAAAGGAAAATCCTTATGAACAAGCAAGAACTTATCAAATCTGTCTATGACAAACTAGACGGCTTGCCCTTAAAACAATGCGAGAATGCCGTTAATGCGGTGCTGGGTAGCGTCAAAGACGAACTGGCACAGGGTGACGAAGTCAATCTGGTGGGCTTTGGCTTGTTTGCTGTCAAAACCCAAAAAGCCCGTACAGGGCGTAACCCCCAAACAGGCGAAAAACTGACAATTCCAGCCAAAAAAGTCCCATTGTTTAAAGCGGGTAAAGGACTAAAAGAAGCCGTCAATTAAACACACCAAATCCAAATGATAAGCAGGGGTAAGCTTTGCTTATCATTACCCATTAAGGAAAATTAAATGAGCCAATATAAAACCAAACGAGGTGCGTTAAATAAGCCCAAACTCATTCAACTTATCCATATCGGTAAATCTAAACTGTGCCTTGATGACGACACTTACCGCTCGCTCCTTGTGGGTATGACTGGCAAAGACAGCACCAAAGCGATGAATGTTAATGAATTAAACAAGGTATTGACAAGGTTAAAACAGCTTGGGTTTGTGGTAATCGGCCAGAAAAAAGACCCAAAGCCCATAGACGATAAGGCAAGTCTTGACATAGAACAACAAATCAAACTTATACGTCATCTGTGGCTGGATTTACACACATTGGGAGCGGTTAGAAATGAGAGCAAGCAAGCATTAGCAACTTATATCAAAAATCAAACCCAAACCGCCATAGAAGCCCTAGATAGTGAACAAGCCAGCAACATCATAGAACGCCTAAAAAACTGGCGTAAACGACTAAAAAAGCAAAATCAATACCCTCATTAACAAGCCAAAAGGAAATCAAAATGAGCAAATCTCGCCAACACGAATTTAGTCAAGCCCTATACGACATCATTTATCACTCGCTTATCCGTCAAGGCATGGTAGGCAAGCAAGCACTCACGGTCGCTGAAGAAAGTACCGACACTGTGCTTGATGAGTTTGGCGGTGAGAATTTGTACATTCCAAAAAACATCTCAGGCAAAGCCGCTCGCCGTAACCGCCAAATCTATGATGAATTTACAGGCGACAATCACGATGAGCTTGCCAAAAAGTATGGCGTAACTTTGCAACGCATTTACGCCATCATTAAAGAACAACGCCAATTTGAGTTTAATACCCGCCAGTTTTGCTTGTGGGACGATTGATGTTATCCAAACGCCCCACACAAGGCGGTCAAAAACGGTCAAAACCGCTTTTAACGCTCTTATCCCACCAAATCCCCACATTACTCCAAATACGCCCTAAAAGCCCCAAAATAGCCCCTAAAATCGCCCATCTTCAAATCCTAGTAAAATCCTTAATCTCCCACCGAATTTCTTAAAACGCTTTAAAAGACCAATCCCTCAAATTCTTGCATAATAACCCAAAAATATGGGGTTAATGTTATGCAAACCATACAACACGAAATCTTTATCGCTGGCACACGAGCCGATAACTCAGGCAAAGAAGTCACCATCACACCTGACGACCTTAATGCCATTGCACAGGGCTACAATCCGAGCTTTCACGAAGCCCCCATTGTCATCGGACACCCCGATGACAACGCCCCTGCGTATGACTGGGTCAAATCCTTATCCGCCCAAGATGGCAAGCTATTTGCCGAGTTTGGCGAAATGGACGATGATTTTGTGGAGCTGGTCAAAGCGGGTCGCTATAAGAAAGTCTCGGCTTCTTTTTATCCGCCCAATCACCCAAGCAACCCCAAGCCTGATAACTGGTATTTACGCCACATCGGATTTTTTGGGGGCAACACCCCCGCGGTCAAAGGCTTATCCGCCATTAACTTTAATGACGATGAAGCAGGTGTGGTGTGCTTTGGCGAACTTAGCGAAACCCAGCAGTTTGTGGCGACAATGCAAAATGCCTTTGCCAATTTCAATGCGTGGCTCAAAGGGGCAAATTTTAATGAATCTGGCGACACAGATAACACCCAAAGCGATGCAGGGGCGAATGATTATTTGCCCAGTACTGACAATCCAAGTGACAAAGCCAATAAAAATTCAACCGACAATCCCTTAACTGACAATCCTCCAACCAACGGAGCAGACGATATGAAAGAGCTAAACGATGCCATCGCTCGTGCCGAAAAAGCCGAGCAAGAACTTGCCGAATTTAAGGCAAAACAGGCACGAGAGCAGCGAGACAATGCAGACAAAGCTAACAGTGATTTTGCCGAAAATCTGGTTAAAGCAGGACAGATTAAGCCCTGCGACAAAGATTTGCTCGTTCAAGTTTTAAACTTTGCCGAATTTCCAAACGACACCACTGCTGACTTTGGCGAAGGCGATGACAAAAAGCCATTGGCGGTCGCCTTTAAAGAATTTTTGGGCAACTTACCAAAACAGCATTCACATTTGACCGACAAAGTTACCAAAAGCACGGCAAGTTTTAGCGAAAGCCTAACCCACCACGAGCGAGCGATCGCTTTGATGAAATCTGAAAACATCAGCTACGAAGAAGCTGCCCGCCGTACGGCTTAATTTTAAAATAATTTAGGAGTATATGATGGGTGCAACACATTTACAGCATTTGCGTGGTAAAGATGAAGTTTTAACCAATCTTGCTTTGGGCTATATGCAGTCGGATTTTATTGGCGAGCGGATTATGCCTGTGGTTTATACTGACAAAGAAGGTATTAAAGTGCCGATTTTTGGCAAGGGTTCGCTGGTGGAATACGAAACCGAGCGAGCGGTTGGTGCAGCAAGTAACATCATCACGCTGGACAAGTCCACAACAATGCCTGTGGTGCTAGAAGAGCACGACTTAGCCGCAGGCGTAGACTACCGTGAACAGCACGAAAGTCAATTTGACGAGCACGCCAAAGCCACCCGCCGTGTGGTGCAAGGGGTGCAACTTCGCCAAGAAGCTGAAATCGCTCGCCTTATCCAAACAAAATCGGTCTATGCCAATGCTCACAGCAAAGACTTTGCGTCCGCGAAATGGACAAGCGATGACAGCGATTTGCAAACCATCATTGACGATGCCAAAGAGCGGGTACGAAGTGCAACAGGCGTGACGCCAAAAACACTCGTGCTAAGCGGTCAGGTCTACACCCAAATCCGCCGAAGTGCCAAACTTCGCTCGCTGATTAGCGACAGTGCCAATAAGCCATTACTCAATGTCGCCACGCTTAAAGAGCTGTTAGAGCTTGATGAAATTCTAATCGGTAATGCGGTGTCTATCCCTGTGGGCAATAAGCAAACCAAGCCAATCTGGGGTAATTTTGCCAGTCTGATTGTCCGTCCAGACCAATTGCCAAGTGGTAATGATGAGGGTGTACCTGCCTTTGGTTATACTTTCCGTCGTCGTGGATTGCCTGTCGTGGACAGATATGATGGCGAAGGCAGTAAGGTGCAATATGTGCGTTATACCGACATTCGTAAATCTGCGGTGGTCGGCGGTGCGTGTGGTTTCTTGTTTGAAAATGCTGGCGATGAGCGAACTTATCGGCAACCGTTTTGTATCCGCCAAAGGCAGACAAGCCACCGCTGACGACCCTATCTTTGGCATTGTCCCTGTGGACGCAAAACAAGGCGAATCGGTGGCGGTAGAAATTTTGGGTGTAGGCATTGTGGAGTCTGGCGGTGCGATTACCCAAGGCGACAAAGTCGGCTCAGACGCCCAAGGCTGTGCCATCAAGTCCGAAACAGGGCAATTTATCGCCTTGTCATCGGCAAGTGGTGCAAACGAACCTGTTAAAGTTCTATTAAGATAAGGAGCAAGCAATGAAAAAAGTGCAAGTAAATACACCGCTCATTCTTGAACAAAATGGCGAGCTGGTGCGTATTGAAACAGGTCAAGTGATTGATTTGGCTGATGATGTCTATGCCCAAGTATCCGCCCACACTACACTACTTGATAACGGCTCTGATACAGCATTTGAGCCACAGCCTGATGCGGACAATGAAGTGGTTGCCGAAGTACCAAACACAGACGAAGTGGCGATGGACGAACCTGCAACCGACAGCCAAACAACGGACGCAGAAGCTGGCGAACCCAAAAAATCCACACGCAAAAAGGCTTAACCAATGAACCACACCGCCCCTTATATCAGCCGTGAGGATATGATTGCCTTGTGTAGCAAGGTAGAGCTTATCCAGCTTAGCCGTGATGACCTAGAAAATCACTATGACTATCAAGATAGCGAGCCTGACTGGGCGGTGGTGGATAAAGCAATTAGCCATGCTTGCCAAGTGGCGGACGGCTATTTGGCGGGGCGTTATGCTCTGCCTTTGCAATCTGTGCCAACGCTACTGAATACTTGGTGTGGCGACATTGCCCGCTATTGGCTACACAAACGACGGATTAACGCCAGCGAAATGCCAAAAACCTTGCAAATGGCGTATGACGATGCCTTAAAAATGCTAGGACTTGTGCGAGATGGTAAGGTACATTTATTTGCCACCGACCTTACCAAAAACGAAAACGCCTTACACAAAGAGAAAGGGGCGTACCGAGTGCGTTCTCGTGGCAAGAGTGATTGGAGTGGTTACTGATGGCGGACAGCATGACTTTGGCGATTTTGGCAAGTGTGCGAGAAAAGCTTCGCCAAGACTTGCCCAGCATTGAGGTGGATTTGTTTCCTGACAATCCTGCCAGTTATCGCTTTATCCACCCTGTTGGGGCGGTTTTGATTGGCCATCAGGGGTCGGATTATGAGATGACGGACGACACACACGCCATTGTCCAAACTCGTAAATTAACCTTTTCACTGACCGTCTTTGGGCGTGGCGTACGCCACGACAAGGGAGCGATTGCCTTACTTGATAAGGTGCGAGCAGTCATCACAGGCTTTCGTCCTAAGCATTGCAACAAAATTCATCTGGTCAGTGAACGCTATCTGCACCAAGACGGTGGGGCGTGGCAATATGAGCTGAAAGTACGCACCGAGACCCAAAGTGTAGAAGTTTGTCAGCCCGACACTCGCCCAAAACTGGTAAAAATTCACACAAGGCAACCCTTTGATCCCCCAAACTCAACCCTAAAAAAGAAAAACCCTTAAAAGGAGTATTTTATGTCTTTTCATCACGGCACCGAAACCAAACGCATTGACGGTGGTTCTAGCCCTGTCTATACCGTTAATGGGGCGATTACTGCCATTGTCGGAACCGCCCCCATTGGCGATGTCAATGTTTTAACTCTTTGTCAGACCGCCAAAGATTTTGCCCAGTTTGGCGGTGATGAAGCCACCAAAGCAGGCTTTACCATTCCTGATGCTTCTCATATCTGGACACGCTACAAAGCAGGCATTGCTTATGTCGTCAATGTCTGCGACCCAAATCGCCACAAGACAGTGGTGGCGGACGAAGTCTTGACCGTGGATGTCAATACCTTAACCGCCAAAACAAAAAAGCCAGCTATTCAACGGGGTTATACCGTCAAAGACGGTCAAACGGTGCTATCTGCCGACCGTTATGAAATCAACACTTTAACAGGCGAGATTACTTTTAAAGCTCGTCCGACCTCCCCAACGATTAGCTACACCTACACCGACCCCACCAAAGTAACCGAAGCGGATATTCTAGGTGGATTTGTGGCAAGTACAGGCAAACGCACAGGGCTTGAACTTTTGACCGAAGGCTTTGGTAAGTTTGGGGCGGATGCCAAAATCATCATCGTGCCAGAGTATGACAAGACCGCCACGGCAAGCAGTGCGATGATTACTATGGCAAACAAGCTAAACGCCATCACCTACTATAATGCCCCCAAGGGTACAACCCTATCTGCTGTCTTGCAGGGGCGTGGTGCGACAGGTCGGATTAACTTTAACACAAGTTCCGACCGTGCCGAGCTGTGCTATCCTTATGTGGTGGGCATTCTTGGTACAGAGCACCTTGCCACGCATTTGGCGGGACTTCGTATGAAAGTGGATGTGGACAAAGGCTACTGGCACTCAAAGTCTAACCATGAGCTACTTGGCGTAACCGCCTTAGAAATTCCTTTGACTGCTCGCATTGACGACCCACAAAGCGAGACCAACCGCCTAAATGAAAAAGGCATTACCACCGTCTTTAACAGCTATGGTACAGGCTTTCGGGCGTGGGGTAACCGCTTGGCGTGCTTTCCATCGGTCAGTCATATCAAAAACTTTGAAGTGGCTCAAAGAACAGGTGACATCATTGATGAGTCTATCCGTCAGTTTGAACTGCAATATGTGGACAGACCGATTGATGATGCTCTGATTGATAGCCTTATCGAGGGCATTCGCACTTATTTGGGAACGCTTAAATCCATTGTTGGCTATTCGGTGGGGCTTGACCATGATTATGACCTTGTGGACGCATTTAGCAAGGGGCAAATTCCGCTCGTTTATGACTACACACCAAAACTGCCTGCCGAACGCATTAGTAACGCCAGTGTGATGACTCGTAAATATCTGGTTAATTTGACTGGTAAAAAATAAGGCGACTTTTTAGGAGATAACAATGCAAATTAACGCCATTTTTAACGCCAACATTTATGTAAACGGCAATAGCCTACTGGGTCAAGCCAGTGAGATTAAACTGCCAGAGGTGGAAGTCAGTCAAGATGAATACAAAGGGCTTGGGCTTGTCGGTACGATTAAACTGCCTTCAGGCGTAGAAGCACTGGAAGGCGAGATTACTTGGAACAGCTTTTATGAAAATGTCTTTGCCACTGTCTATCACCCATTTAAGGCGGTGCAGCTGATGGTGCGTGCCGACATTCAAAAGCACGACGCACAAGGCTTGGCAAGTGAAGTACCGCTGGTTACTATCCTGACAGGCACATTCTCCAAAAACCCCTTGGGAAGTTACAAACCCAAAGAAAAAGCAGAGTTTTCCAGCACTTTCCAAGCCCACGAAGTGCGTCAGCTCATAGACGGCAAAGAAGTATTTTATTTTAATGCCTTTAAAAATGAGTACCGTGTGGGTGGCACGGATGTGCTGGCGAACTTTCGCAGGGTGGTGGGGGCTTAGTTTTGAATGGGGATTTTTCTTAAAACCCTTTAAAAGACCCAAAACACAAACCCTTTTAAAATACGCTTATCGTTTGATGAGCGTATTTTTTAACCTTTCATTTACGGAGTTTGTTATGTCAAACCAAAATCAAAACACCGCCAATCCCACCCACCTTGTTGCCGAGCAACTAAACACTCATACCATGATTGTGCTTAAATTTCCCATTAAAAATGGACTGGGTGAAACGGTGAGCGAGCTTAAAATGCGTCGTGCCAAAGTGGGCGATTTGCGAACGGTAGGACAAATGAAAAATGAAATGGAACAAGAGCTGGCGTTATTTGCATGCTTAACAGGGCTTGTGCCAGAAGATTTGGATTTATTGGATACCGCAGATTATAAACAAATCCAAGACACTTTTCGCAAATTTAGCGAATAACAAAGGCGGGCAACCCAACCCTAATTGGCTTGACAAGCTGTACGATGCCATTGCTGACCTTGCGTGGTGGTATGGGTGGAGCAGTCAAACCATTGATGAGCTTAGTCTTGATGACTTTGATGCGTGGCTAAAACAATTATCCCGCCAAGTCAAGGCGGGATATGCAAAAGGTGGGGGTTAGTGGGCTTGTTTTTTTAGCCAATCGGTTTGTTTATCGCGGATTTCTTGTGAAAATAAGCCATAAAAGAACGCAAAAGGAGCAAGTACTGCAAAAATGCCCACTCCAATCAAAACCAGTACAGAAAGCAAAACGAGCATTGTTAACCCCTTTTTAATTATCCTACTTTGAGTATTTTACCGTATGGCAACCGAATTATCAATTGTTATTAGTGCGTCTGCAATGATTGGTGGTGCGATGTCTGCCATTCGTACATTGACAGGTGGACTGGATAGCGTTCGCCGTAGCTCAAAGATCTTAGGTAATGAACAAAGATGGCTTAGAGGCGAGATAGATCGCTTGGGTGGTTCATCTGCCGTTCCCACCCTGCAACGCCAGTACGATAGACTTGGTAGGACAATGCGAGATTTGCGAATGAATGCTGTCCAACAAACAGGTATCCAAACTCGCCTAGAAAACAACCGTCAGGCTCGTGCGGATATGCAAAGCCAAGTTATGGGTTTGGTGGGGGTAGGCTTGACTCTAAGTATGCCGATTAAACTTGCCATTGATTTTGAAAGCTCGATGGCTGATGTCAAAAAAGTGGTGGACTTTGGCGATGACCCTGTGATTGCTCAAAAGCAGTTTAAAGCACTGTCTGACGAAATTCTACACCTATCCACCATTCGCCCCATGTCTGCCAATGACATTGCCCAAATTGTCGCACTGGGTGGTCAGTCTGGTATCGCTCGTGGCGAGCTCATGAAATTTGCTGACGATGCGGTTAAGATGGGTGTGGCGTTTGATGTTTCAGCACAGCAGGCAGGTCAGTCAATGGCTGAAATGCGTACCGCCTTTGGCATGAATCAGACGCAAGTGGTTGAGCTTGCCGATCAAATCAATCATTTGGGTAATAATACCCCAGCTGCTGCCAAAAGCATCATGGAAATCGTTCAGAGAGTAGGAGCGTTTGGCGAAGTGGCAGGCTCATCAGCAGGAGCGATTGCTGCTGTTGGTGCAACCATTCGTGGCATGGGTGTTGCAGATGAAGTTGCTGCTACTGGCATTAAAAATATGTTTTTGGCGTTAGGCAAAGGTGAGAATGCTACTAAAAGCCAAAAGGAAGCATGGGAGAAACTAGGTCTCAACCATGAGCAAATTGCCAAAGATATGCAGACCAATGCCGAAGAAACCACGCTCAAAGTCTTAGAATCCATTTCAAAACTAGAAAAGCATGAACAAGGACAGGTGCTTGAATCATTGTTCGGTAGTGAGTCCCTGTTAGCTATTGCTCCGTTACTATCTCAGTTAGACACACTAAAAGGCAATCTTGATAAAGTCAGCGATAGTACGCAGTATGCTGGCTCTATGAACAAGGAGTACGAAGCTCGTGCTGAAACCACCGCTAATAATTTGCAACCCCTCAAAAATCAAATGGTTGCGTTAGGTATTTCAGTTGGTTCGGTGGTATTACCTGCCTTAAATGGGATTATCAATGACATTAAACCTGTGATTGAAAGCGTCATAGCCTTTGCCAAAGCCAATCCCGAGCTTATTGCCACACTTTTTAAGGTGGTGGCTGCTCTTTTTGCCTTTAAAGCAGGCTCATTGGCGGTTCGATTTGGTTTTAATCTGCTATTTGGTGGTCTTTTATCTGGGTATGGGGTAGTAGCTCGTTTTATAGGTGCTTTTAGGCTGGTTAATGCGTCCATTCGTCTTTTCCAGATGGGTAGAGCTGTCTCCGCTTTGAGATTGTTTAGGTTGTCTGCTCGTCAAGCTCGCACTGCCATTAGCCTGTTTACAGGTGGGTTCAAATTGATTCGTTCAGGGGCGACTGGCTTTGTGTCTGTACTGGGCAAAATCATGACTTTTGCCAGATTGTTTGGCTCATCGCTTGTCAGTGTGGGTATAAAAGTAGGTCAAGCCTTTATGACGATTGGACGAGTGATCGCTGTTGTCGGACGAGCAATGCTGACTAATCCCATGATTTTAATTGCGGCAGTCATTGCAGGTGTGGCGTATCTGATTTACAAGAATTGGGATACTATTAAGCCAATGCTTGTGGCATTTTGGACGAGCATCACACAGGCGGCAAGTGCTGCTTGGCAATGGCTTGTAGGTATTTGGAATGGCTTTACCACTTGGTTTAGCAGCTTGTGGAATGGTATCACAGCTTGGGTAAGTGGTGTTTGGACAGGTATCGTAAATGGTGCAACAGCCGCTTGGCAATGGCTGGTTGGTATTTGGAGCGGCTTTACTGCTTGGTTTGGTAGTCTTTGGACGGGCATTACTGCCTGGGCAGGCAACGCTTGGACGGCGATAACAACAGGGGCAAGTGTTGCTTGGGGCTGGCTTGTTGGTATTTTTATCGACAATAGCACTACCGCCAATATGAATATTCGTCTTGGTCAGCTTATCAATCGCTTTGGCATAAGGAGCCATCTGCTCAGCCAATACAGGGTCGCCCGTGATGATGTCGTGTGCTTCTTTGTATTGGCGGCGGGCAAATAG